TTACGATTTAAAAATGCTTTATAACTTTTTAAATCATCAAGTAAAAATTTTGATTTTTTGTTATTTCGTTTAAATTCATTTATTAAAAATATTTGCATTTCGTTTTTTGTCGTCATGTTTTCGTCCTTTCGTTATTGTTTCCGCCTTTACCCTTTCGGGCGGGCATGTTAAAGGCGGTATGACATGCCCATTTTGTTTTACTTTGAATATTCTATGTAATCGCTTCTTTTTGTTTCATTGTGCGTCACTTTAAACCCTAAATTTTTTAATATTTTTATGTGACATTCAACACCTACACCGCCGTCAAAATGGGGTTTCCCGCTTGATAAGTGAATACCATAGCCCAATTTTTTTCTTATATTGTCGTTATTTATTGCATGTTTTTCAATATAATTGGCAATATAAGACAATAAAAATAAGTCATCGTTGAACATTTCAGCCGTTAAGGTGCTTAATTTGTCATATCCGTAACCCGTTACACTTCTATATTTTTTATAGTCATGTCCATTTCTATATTCACCATGAGGACAATTCCCCCATATCCTATTCCTTACCCAATCAATAGAACACACACCCCATGAACATTCTTTATAATTATGACTTTTTATTGCTTCAATTTTTTTAAGTGCTTTTACGAGGTCTTTTTGGTATTCTTTTTTTATTGCTTCTTTCAATATTTTTGTGGTTTCCTTTTCTGTTGTGTTGTCAATGTTTTTAAGTTCTTTACTTGTCAAGACTTGCTTATAAAACCAGTTTTGTTTTATTGCTTCTTTTGTATTCTTGTAATCTGTTTTGAGTCTTTTTAAAGTGTCTTTTTGTCTTTTTGTAATTTCTCTTTTTGCTTGTTTTTCTAATAACATATTTACCGCCTTTCGTATCTTGTGGGCATAACTCATGCCCCCTATTATTATTATAGCACTTTTTGATATTTTTTCAACCCTTTTATTAAAATATGTTAAGATGAATTTAAAACCAAAAAGGGTAATATATAAGGGTTTTAAAAAATGTTGTAAATTTTTTGTAAATAATATATAATTATATGTATATATTGTTTAATTTTAAGGAAAACAACATGCGGAAATTAAACGAGCACGGTTTGACGCAAGCGCAAGAAACTTTCTTGCAAGAATATTTAAGGAACGGGGGCAACGGATACAAGGCTTATTTAGTGGGTTATCCAAATGCAAAAAAGTGGAAGCGCGCAAGCGTGGACAGACGGACAAGCGATTTGCTAAATAATAGCAAGATACAAGCGCGGATTACCGAACACAACCAAAAAATTAATAGTACACTTGAAAAAAGCACCATATTAAACAAACGCAAAATTTTGAATGAAATTATAGAACTTACAGAACGCCTCAAAGCGTCTGGCGTAGGGCAAAGCAACACACAACTGCAAGCCTTAAAATTATTAAGTCAAATTGCCGGTTTATTGCAAGAGAACAAAACAGAAATAAATATCAATAACAGCATGAATGTAGCAGAAGTGAGCAATTTTCTAGACTTGTAACCCCTTTATTTATGTACTTTTATGGATTTATGCTCCATAATATGCATTATGGTGCAAATTTTTAGAGGTGGGGTGACAAAAGGCAATAAAATTTATACGTCAGACCCCTCACAAAAATTTTTCCAAATTTTAAAGGTACACCCTTCACAATTTTCCCGATTTTTTCAAAGTGTACCTAAAATAAAAGCCACGTAGCTAGCGTGGCAAGATTTTAGTATCTTCCAGGAATAAACCAATGTTGGAATACCTTTAATATACCACGCCCATTTCTTTTTTGTCAAACATAAAAAAAACTACTTACCTCTGTAAGTAGATAAAAGAATCAAATTGGAGTGTTATATGAAATTTATTTTTCAATTTTATCTTATTAATTAAAAGAAGTCAATCGAATATCTAAAAGTATAAAAATATTACGGGGATATATATATATCTTTTTTTTTAATATATATATACTTATAAATCAATAATATCAATACTTTACACCCTTTTTTACTCATATGCAAATATATATATATCCCTGTGTTATTTTTACGATTTTTAGATATTCGAACTTAAAATTTTAAAAAAATAAAACTTGACTTATTTTTTTATTTTTAATATTATTATAAAAAATTGAGGAGATAATCATGACAAAAAAATGTTCAATTTGTGGTTTAGAAAAAGAATATAATGAATTTTATTCTCACCCTCTGACTAAAGACGGTTACTCTAATGTCTGTAAAACTTGCCAAAAGGAATATTCAAGTAAATATGCAGAAAAGAATAGAGAAAAATTAAAAGAATATCAAAAAGAAAGATATTTAAGACGAAAACAAGAATTTGCAGAATTAAAGAGATTGGTAGAGAAAAATGGACTTAATCAGGGAAATAACTAAAAACGTAAAGATTGTTTTAAAAAATAAGATTGAAGAACAAGCGATAGAGAATATGCTTTATGCTAAAATTGCTCACTTGTTTTCTTTAAAAGGGATTAAATTTATAAGCACGAACAATCTAAAAAAACCTGCTACATTGGCTTATTATGCGGTTAATTTTATATGTAGTGGTGGTGCGAAAAATCAAACAATAAGTACGCTTGAGGATTGTGTTTTGCCGTTTATAGATGAAGAATATAAAAAACTTGATTTACAGGTGGCTAAAATGATGCTCGAAGAAGAAGTTGACTTGCTGGTTGATGATAAAGGATACGAAAAAGAGAAGCGCAAACTGGAAAAGAAATATGCCAACGGTGGTGTGATTAATTTTAAGACTAATGGCGGGACTCCTGCGGCGTTGTATTCTAAACTTGAAAAGATTGAAAAATATAAAAAAGGTGCGTTATTTGCGCAGATTACTGAATTTAGCGATTATTTTAGGGCGAGTGTTGAAAATAATCAGAGCGTGAACAAAAGTTTTCTTGACTGTTTGAATAATTTATATGAAGGGCTGTTTGAGCCGAGCGACAGTATGGGTACAACTCGTAAAGAGATTAAAGGTGTGCCGTTCTCATTGTTGTTTATGTCGGATATTGAGGAGTTGCTTGAACCTAAGAATAATCAGAATTTTAAGAGAAGATTAAAAAGCGGCTACGCAAGGAGAATGAATTTTTACATAAATAAAGAAATAAATTACTCTAAAATACCGCCTAAAAAAGTGACTATGGAAGATAAAAGGGATGCGTATGATAAATTGCAGTTCTGCTCGGCGTTGATTAAAAAGATATATGATGAATTGCCGAACGATACGATATTTACTTTTGATGATGGTGCGAACGAGGCACTGGACGCTTGGGAAGAAGAATGTGAAAAAGAGGTCGGTAAATTTTATCAGTATGACGATAGGTTAAGTCTTGAAAATAACATAAAAAAGATTGAAATTGAGAACTCGACGTGGAAAATAACTAAAATGGCTGTGTTAATACAGATACTTAAAGGTGAAAATATGCCTAAAGTGACGGCTGATAGTGTAAGTCGTGCCATAGAATTTTATAAAAAGTGCAGAAAATCATTATATGACATACTTGGCGAACGACAGATAACTAAAGAAAGCGAGTTGGTGAGTTATTTCTTAAATCACATCGGCGAGGTGGTTAAAAAGAACGACTTAAAGGCACAAAGGTTCGTAAACGATAACTATTTCTCAAAATGGTTCACTGAAAGTATAAATATGGTTCAAGATATGTTGGCTGAAAAGGGCTTCGAGTTGGTGTCGCCGAAGAAAAAAGGCAACACACAAGCGTTGATATGCCAGAGAATAATTAAACCTGAAGAAACATTGATAAATGTGTCGTTCAGTAATGACAAAGCACCGCATCCGGCGGACGGCTATGAATATGTTGAATGTACCACAGAGGCGTTTACAGATTTAATTTTAAATGCTAAAGCACTGTCTGCGCAAAGATTTAAGGACGGTCATAGGTGTGCGGCGAATAGTATAGGCGTGCAGAACACTCTTTGGCTTGATTTTGATGAGGGTATGACTATTGAGGAAGCGAAGGAAAGATTTAAAGATTATTGGTATGTGATTTATACGTCCATGAACCACCAGAAAGAAAAACATGGACTTCCTGCGTGCGATAGGTTTAGAGTTGTGTTAAAGGTTAAAGAACCGATGCCGAAAGAAAAGGCACACTATCAAGAAGTTATGGAAAAAATAGCACAAGATTTAGGGGCAGATGATGCTTGTAAGGATTATAGTCGTTATTATCGTGGTAATTCTGAAGCTGAAATCTGGGTGAATGATGAAGGTGAGTACTTTGATTGGACGGTTTACGATAAACCGAAAGAAAAGAAAGAAGCTACGTTAATAAAAATAGATAAACCCGAAGGTGAGTATAATGGTGGTCTTAATGATGACAATTTGTTTGCCAGAGTTGGTGATGAGTTATTAGGGGCAAACGAGATAACGGAAGGGAACAGAGATAAATCGTTGGCTTCAACGGTAGGAATACTTATTCAAACGGTTAAAAACGGTAACATAAGTCACAGTAACGCCATCGCTTGGCTTGATAATAAATTGAGAGAGGTTATGACACCAGATTTTAGGGTTAATGCTGAAAAATATAGAAAAAGATTAGAAAGGTTGGAATTTTAGATGATTACTGCATTTTTTACACCATATTATAAGTTTCTTCAAAAGGATAATTTTCTTAAATTTTTTAATGAGGTTGAAAGTTTGAGCGATTTAATAGATAAAATTAAAATTAAGGACAAAATTAAAATTTATGCTCACTCAAAAGATATTATTAAATTTCAGTTTAATAATAATAATCCTGATATTGAGTATGAATTTTTAGAAACTGATAATATTTTTGAAGAATTTACAAGTGAACATGATATGGTGCGTGTTAAATTAAAACCTGAATGGCGTAAGGCTTTGGGTGAATATATTTATGTTGCCCAAGATAGAAGTTTGCAGCGAGAAATTGTGTTCAGACATGATGTGCTTGCGTTCCAGGCTACAGATTTGAACAAAATGAAAGAAAATGTTTTAAAGGACGGCAATATTGGCAATGAATTGACCGCTAAAATGTTTTTTACAGACGAGGTGGTTGCAGAATGTTTAAGATAATAAAAGATTGTAGACATATAAGTTTAACTGATTGGGGTACTTATGCTTGTAGTTTGTATAGTCCGTATGATACAAAGTGCATTGTGCAATATGGTACTTGCGAGGCAAATAAAGATTGCCCGTATAAAAGAAATCTAAATATTTTAGAAAAAATAGAGGACATCTGCAAAAAGAGTGAGTGTAGCGTTTTGGCTACAGAAATTTTAGAAATTATTAAAGAAAGTGAGGACTATAAAAGATGAAAAATCATACTAAAAGAATGTTGTCGTTTGTTTGTGCATATATGTCATTTGCACTTGCGCTTATGTTTGTTTCATATCGCACTAATTGGTTTCATTTTTCTCTTGCGACATACGGCATTGCATTTGTTGTAGGTGGATTGTATCAGTTTATTATAGATGATTTAGGTTGGGAGGAAGATGATGAAGCGTAGAGCGATAGTTATGGATATTGATGGTGTAATTCTTAATACACAACCTTTAATGCAAGAAATTTTAGATAGAGGTTTCACTGGCGAAACAAAATGGGTGCATTTTTATAAGAACTGCAATAGGGTTAATCTCATAAATGGTGTTTGGGAATTGATAAATAGTTTTGAAGATTTTGTTTGTTTAGTGTTGTGTACGGCAAGAAATGAGGAGAATTATGAAGAAACTGCTGATAAAATGGAAAAAGAGGGTATTTATTTTGATGATTTGTATATGCGTGGCAAAGATGATTATCGACAAGATGTTGAAGTAAAGCGTGATTTGTTGAAGCAGATACAAGAAAAATATGATATTGTTGCCTTTATTGATGATAAAGTAACAAATTGCGAAATGGCAAAAGAACTAGGGATATTAAGTTTGAGGGTTGTGTAATGGGAATTAAAGGTTTAACTGAACGAGATATATTTCTAAATGAAATTAGGGATTTAAAAGATAAATTAATCGCAGAGCAACGTAGGGTTTGGCGTGTTGAAGAACATTATAAGAAAGAACTAATAATGTTAGAAAAAAAGAAAAATAAAAGAATAACATTTTTAAAACAAATGGTTAAGAGGTTGAATAAGGAATTAAGGGATGAACAAGCAACCTAAAGAATTTTATAGTTTAAAAGTAAATAATGAATACTATACGCCCGAATATGCCGTATTGCCTTTATTAGAATTTTTAGAACCGCATAAAGGGCAAATTATTTGGTGTCCATTTGATAAAGAAGATAGTGAATTTGTAAAGGTTTTGACCTCTAATGGTTATGACGTGGTTTATTCACATGTTGACAATGGGCAAAATTTTTTTATTTATGAACCTCATAAGTTTGATTTATGTATAAGTAACCCACCGTTTCAAGATAAGAAAAAGACGTTTGAAAGGTTGTTGTCATTTAATAAGCCGTTTGCGATGCTTATGACATTAACTTGGCTTAACGATTCTGCACCGAAACAATTATTTAGAGAAAAAGATTTACAACTTTTGATGTTTGAGGAAAGAGTTAAATATAAAAATGCGAGCGAAGATAAAATAAATTTTAGTTCTGCTTATTATTGCTATAATTTTCTGCCGAAACAAATAATAATGAGGTCACTAAAGGAAGATAAGAGGCAACTAAAACTTTTTACTTGACAAATAATTATATGTAATATAGAATAAACCTTACAGGAGGTGAAAAGATGAAACAACCAAAAGAAGGCGGACGTTTATTAGCGGACGTAGGCGAAGAAAGAAAGCAAAGTTTATATAAAAAGCTATTGGATTTAAAACAAACATATAAAGAGTGGTTAATTAAGACTATAGATAAATTTTTAGAAAGTGAGGAATAATAATGAGTTTAATCAAGCGAAAGGAAGAATTACCAATCAAAGAAACTGTTTTGGGTGCTATATATGGCATCCCAGGTGGCGGCAAAACTACATTGGCATTATCTATGCCCCAACCACTGATTTTAGATACAGATATGGGCTTATATCGTGTTCAACCAGAATATAGAACCGATAGCGTGCCGGTTAAAAAATATCAAGACATATTGGATGTTTTAAGTGAAGATTTAAGCGGTTATCAGACTATTGTGGTTGATACTTTGGGCAAATTGGTTGATTTAATAGCAGATAAAATTTGTGCCGATAACCCAAAGTTTGTTCAACCAGACGGTACAATGTCTTTAAGGGCTTGGGGTTTAATTAAAATTGAATTTAAAAGGCTTATTAAATCTATTGAAAAATTGAACAAAAACTTTATTCTAGTTGCCCACGAAAAAGAAGTTATGGAAGGCGAAACTAGAATTATTAGACCAGATGTAAGTGGAAGTGCTGCTAAAGATATAATTAAAGAACTTGATTTTCTTGGTTATATGGAAGTTATAGGTCGTAAGCGTAGTATATCTTTTGCGCCATCAAGTAAATTTTATGCTAAAAACTCATTAGGTTTAGATAGCTATGTTGAAATACCTATACTTGCTAAAGGTGATAATAATACGTTTTTAACCGATTATATCCTTAAACCGACTATTGAAAGACGTAAGAATGAGTTTAAGGCAAGTGTTAGTTATGAAGAAGTTTTGAAACAAGCTGATGAGATTATTGCAAAAGAAGGCGTAACTGAAGCAAGCAAAGAGAAACTTCGTGCGTTGCCAAAAATCAACGATAGTAAGTTGCAGATTAAAGATAAAATTGATAAATGGGAAAAAGTAAATGCAAAAGCTTAAATTTTATCTGACACCAAGTCTATTGAATACATGGATAAAAGGTTACGATATTGAGGCTACAATAAAACGCTTGCCTAAAGAAACAAACGAGGTTATGCAAGCAGGTATTGAGTTTGAGCGTAAGGCAATAGATGGTGAAATAGAAGAACTTAAACCGATAGTTGAAAATTCGTTATATCAGGCTTTTTTATGCAAAGAGTGTGAAGGCTATATGTTATTGGGCTTTGCAGATTGCATAAAAGGTGATACAATTTATGATTTTAAATATGTAAAATCGTACGATTTGGGTAAATATAACGATAGTGTTCAACACTTAATATACCTCTATTGTGCTGATATGGAGAAGTTTGAGTACATTGTTGGTTGTGGAAACGATATATATTTTGAAAAGCAACCAAGAGATGATGAGCTTTTAAAAGTAAAAGTTAGACAGTTTTCTAATTGGCTCGATAAGGTTGGTTTAAGAGAAGATTACGAAAAAAATTATAGTGTAGAAAGATACAAAGAACAAATAGATAATTACCTTGAATGGTAGAAGGAGAAATTTATGTTAATAACATTCAAAGATAGCCAAGAGGCTACAAAAAATTCATTCAAAGAATACGCAGAAGGCGTATATCAGGTAAAAGTTGTTAAAGCAACTGACGGGACTGCAAATAGTGGTACTGAATACCTTGAAATTGAATTTGAAACAATGGGTGAGGATGTGTTTAAAGTGAGAAATCGTTTTTATAAATCACCTAAAGCATTGTCAATTTTACTTAATTTTTTGAGTGCAATAGGTATTTATGACCCTAATAGTAAAGAAGATTTAAGATTTGAAAATGACGATTTGCTTGGTTCAATTCTAAAAGTTGAATTTGTTAAGGGTGAAGCTAATGAAAACGGTAGGCAGTATCTTGAATTGAAGCCCTGGTCTTGTGAAGGCGTAAGTGGTGTGGCTACACCTAAAAAAGCAGAGAAAAAGGCTGAAGTAGTCCAAGATGACGAAAATGACCCGTTTTAAGCAATACAACTAATCGGTAGGCAGTTCAATACTGCCACCGATTTTTAGAGAAGTGAGGTGAATAATGAAGAAATTTGTTACTCCAACAGGAGAAATTTGTATTATTGAAGGTGATAAAGGTAAATTAGAATTTGTATCTTTGCATGATTATGGTAAAGCAAAGAATATAAAAGCAGATTTTTTGGGTTATACAAAAGAAATAAACCAAGTACCACATGGGGAGTTATTACCTTTGACTGAAAAATGGGTAGTAACAGTATCAACTCAATACGGATGTTCAATGAATTGTAAATTTTGTGATGTTCCAAAAGTTGGTAAAGGCATAAATGCAACTTATGACGATTTAAAAAATCAAATTTTATCTGCGTTATCTTTGCACCCTGAAATTAAAGAGACTAAAAGGTTGAATATACATTATGCAAGAATGGGTGAACCAACTTGGAATAAAAATGTTTTAGATTTTACGAAAGATGTTAGAAAGATTATAAAACCTTATATTGGGAGAAGTTTGGTACATCCTGTAATATCAACTATGTTACCAAAAGACAATAAATTTTTAAATAAATATCTTAACGAATGGATAAATATTAAAAACGATTTATTTAGAGGTGATGCAGGTTTACAATTTAGTATAAATACAACAAATGATGATTTACGAAAAGAATTGTTTAGTAATAATTCTTTAACACTTGAAGAAATATCAAAAATTGGTGATATGTTAGATGAACCAAAAGGTAGAAAATATGCTTTAAATTTTGCATTAGGTGATAATTTTGAAGTTGATGCAGAAAAATTAAGAGATTTATTTAATCCAAATAAGTTTATGGTTAAAATAACACCTATACATATAACTAATGCTTGTAGAGAAAACAATATAGAAACCAAAAATGGATATTTTGACTATACTCCATATAGAGATATAGAAAATAAACTTATAAAAGTTGGTTTTGATGTATTAGTCTTTATACCAAGTATTAAAGAAGATATAAGTAGAATTACTTGTGGTAATGCAATATTGAGTGATAGTTGGTTAAAGTTGTAGTTCCCATTTGCGAGAGGAGGTGATGCCGAATGAACTTATATCCACATCAAAAAGATGCGTTAGAAAAATCAACTATGTTTAATAGAGTTGCTTACTATTATGATATGGGTTTAGGTTAGCAAAACCTTCATCGGTAGTGAAAAAATGCGACAATTAGACCATAGAGTAAATCTTTTGGTTTGTCAAAAATCAAAGGTAAAAGATTGGTTAGAGCATTTTAAGACTTATTATTCGGAATATACGATTAAAGACCTTACGAAAAATAAGGTTTTTAATGAGGGAAATAACGGAAAGTATATTGGTGTTGTTAATTACGACATTGTTTATCGTAGAGAAAACCTTAAAAAACTAAATCATTTTACTTTAATGCTTGATGAAAGTAGCGTTATAGCAAACGAGAAAACAAAAAGGTCAAAAGCAATACTTAAAATGGGTGCGGATAATGTAATTTTATTATCAGGTACTCCTGTTAGTGGAAAGTATGAGAAACTTTATAGCCAATGTAAACTGCTTGGTTGGAATATAACTAAGAAAGAGTTTTATGACAGATATATTGTAACTAAAGATTTTCAACGTCCGAATATGCCTTTTGCTATAAAGATAGTGGTTGATTATAAAAGAGTAGATGAGTTAAAAGACAATTTGAGAAAACATGGTGCTTTCTTTATGAAAGCAGATGAAGCGATAACTTTACCGTTGCAGAATTTTATAACTATAAAGTGTGAACAAATACCTGAATATAAGAAGTTCAAGAAAGACAGAATTGTTACTATTGAAGATAAAGAAATTGTAGGTGAAAATATATTAACTCAAATGTTAGGTGAAAGGCAGTTATGTTCTCAATACAATAGACATAAATTACAGGCGGTTAAAGACCTGTTAAATGATACAGACGATAGATTAATCGTTTTTTATAATTTCACCGCAGAAAAGGACATTCTCGCTCGTCTAGTGGAACGTCCGATAAGTTTAGTCAATGGTGAAAAACGAGATTTAGAAAATTATGAGAAATATGATAATTCTGTAACTTTTGTCCAGTTTCAAGCGGGTGCTAAAGGGCTTAACTTGCAGAAAGCCAATAAAATCATATATTTCAGCTTGCCTTTGAGTTGTGAAAACTATATGCAGTCGCAAAAAAGAGTTCATAGGATAGGGCAAGACAGACCTTGTTTTTACTATATACTTGAAACTGAAAATAGTATAGACGGTAAGATTTTAGAGGCATTGAATAGGCAAGAGGATTATACAAACGCACTTTTTGAGGAGCAAGAATAAATGGCAGAAGAAAAAAAACTTGAAAACCGAATAAAGAAGTGGCTAACTGAAAAAGGTTGTTATTGGGTAAAATACTTTGGGTGTGCTTATACAAGGTCAGGCGTCCCCGATTTGCTTTGTTCTATAAAAGGTAAGTTTGTTGCTTTAGAGTGTAAAAGCTCTGTCGGCAAGTTATCCGAATTACAAAAACACGAAATAAGAAAAATAAGCAATAGTGGTGGTTATGCTTATTGCGTAAGTCCTAAAAATTGGGAAGATGTCAAGCAAGATATAGAGAAAATAATGGAGGAATAAATGGCTAAATTTTTAGATGTTACAAAGCAATATAAAGTAAACGGTGTGTTTTTAGATTTAATGGCTAAAATTAAGGCTTGTTATGAGCAACCTACTATCATTTATAAAACAAGCGAAATAACTAAAGAACAAATAGAAATGATGAAAGATTTTAGGTATATACCTTCAAATGATAATGAGGAAGTAACTATATTACCTTTTCCTGCTGAAATATCGAATTTTTTAATTGGCAAATTAATTTCGGAATTTGAGAAATGTGAATGGGAGGAAGTGTAATGGGAATATACATTAAACAAACAAGGAAAAAAGATAAAGATAGTGGTTATAGAAGATTTTTAGTTGAAGATGGTAAAGGTTTTACTTCTGATACAGCTGATGTAGTTGATATTGAAGTTGATAAATGGGGACATGATATAAAATTAGAAATTTTAGATAATGGTTTAATCCATTTTTGGTCGCATAGTTTTGATTTAGAATTGGTACAACCGTTTTGTTCAACTGCAATAATTCAATTAAAGGAGAAAGAATAATGCCAAGTAAGAAAACAGGACTATTTTTAAATTCGATTAGTGAACCCATTGTTAATGAGGTTATGCAAAAGTATGGATATACAAAGATAAGTAATGCTATTAATTTTATTATCCAAGAATATAGTCGTTTGACACAAGAAGAACCCAAAGAACAACAACTCCCCGAACCTGTGGAAGAAAAGGTTGCGAAAAATTTGTCGGATTGGTTTGTTAGTGAGGAGAAGCAGTAAATTGATTTTTTTATTGTTTTATAGTAGAATTTAATAGGCGATAGGTTCGCTACCGACAAGCATACGTTCTGGGTATGTTTCGCCTATTTATTAGACCAGATACAATTCGGCAGAGGAGTTGGCTTATGCAAGAACAAGAAATTTGGAAAGATGTAGTAGGGTATGAAGGACTTTATCAAGTGAGTAATTTGGGTAGAGTTAAGAGTGTTGCAAGAGTGATTTATAAAGATTGTACTAATCATCCGACAATAAAATCACAGTATGCAAAATACAAATGTGGTGATGTTATTATGCAACCTTTTCTCAAGAAAACAGGATATTATACTGTTTCATTAACAAAAGACCACAAAAAGAAAACTAAAATGATACATCAATTAGTAGCAAAGGCTTTTATCCCCAATCCCGAAAATAAAGAAATGATAAATCATATAGATTGTAATACATTAAACAATCGAGTGGAAAACCTTGAATGGTGTACGAATAGCGAAAATCAGATACATGCTATGAAAAATGGGTTAAAAGTAGACTTTGGTGCAAATCACCCAAATAGTAAACTGACAGAAGATGATGTTCGGTATATTAGAGAACATTATATTCCAAAGGATAAAGAATATGGTTATGTTCCTTTAAGTAAAAAATTTGGTGTTCATACTTCAACAATAAATAGTATTGTTACTTATAAAAGGTATAAGAATGTCTTATAATAGCGTTATGACAGAACAAATTACACAAGAGAAAAAAAAGACACGAGAGGATTTTAATTTATCAGATAAGCAAAAGAACTTATTAGATAGAATAAAAAATGAAGGACATAGAATTGCCCATTTAGTCGGTTTTGAAAAATTTAATGAACTTCATGCAAAATGGATACAAAATATGTGGAAGTCAGACGACATCTACGTTTTGAAGGCTTCGAGGGGCAGTTATAAATCTTCTGTATTAACACTTTATATCGCTTTGCTTATTTTATGTAAACCAAATAAGACAATAATCTTTATGCGTAAAACTGACAATGACGTAAAGGAAATTGTTGAAAAAGTGTCAAAGATTTTGCATACTCCACAGTTTCAAGCATTTTCTCAAATACTTTATGGACATGGTTATAATTTTACAAAAGATACTGCTTTTGAAATAAATACAACTTTAAAATCAGATTTAGGTGGTAAATCACAACTTATTGCTCTTGGTTCAAGTGGTTCATTAACAGGTAAACACGCAGATTATATTATTGTAGATGATTTGTGTAATATTCGTGATAGGACTAGCCATGCTGAAAGAGAAAGAATAAAATTAGTATGGATGGAATTACAAAACGTAAGGAATAGAGGAGGGCGTACTATTGCTGTTGGAACAAATTGGCATATTCAAGACGTATTTAGTTTAATGCCCCCTGCTGATATTTATACTTGTTACGATTGTGTTAAATATGGAATAATGACAAATAAAGAAATTGAGAATTTAAAGAAAACAATGACGCCTGCCTTATTTGCGGCAAACTATGAATTGAAATTTATTGCTAATGAAGATGCTATATTTACGGATATTCATTATATTAAACCATCTGACATGACAGAGCAAGAAATAAAAGACGGGGTAAAACCAAAAGATTTAATGGACGGTTGTGTGGCTCATTTGGACGCAAGTTATGGTGGTGATGATACAACGGCTTTAACTTTGATGAAAAAGCTATCTGATGGCAGAATTATTGCATTTGGAAAAGTATGGGACAAACATGTAAAACATTGTATGAATGATGTATCTATGCTTTGTAATTTTTATAATTATCGTTGTTTATGGATGGAAACAAACGGCGATAAGGGTTATTTGGCAAAAGAATTTCGTGATAGAGGTATGAAGGTCATGACTTATCATGAAAAAATGAATAAAGATGTTAAAATACAAACTTATTTATATGGTGCATGGCAAGATATACTGTGGCTAGAGGAAACAGATGGCAATTATGTAAATCAAGTTATGGATTATACTGAAAATGCAGAAATTGTGGACGCACCTGATAGTGGTGCTTGTGCTTGTAGGTTATTAACATCACGACAAGCAAAGGCTATAGAGGGCTTAAAAATTTAGGTTATAATAGAAATATGAAAAAATATATTATTTCAAATGAAACGGAGATAAACCCAATTAACGTAGCCAATTGGCTAGATACATTCACAAGCGTAATACAGCCCAGGTTGTTGTATTTAGATAGTTTTTATCAAGGCGAAGATGAGATTATGAAATATCCCTTTGAAAAAAGAGATGTTAATAGCCAAATTCATGTCAATCTTGCTTATATGACAGTACAGAATATAGTTTCTTATTGTTTTGGTAAAGTACCTACGCAAGATTATAGTAAGGATTTTAAATATGGCAAATATATTGATGATTTGAAATTTAGAAATAATGAAATTTTGGAAGATAAGGCTTTAGAAAGTGATTGTTCACGTTTAGGTCTTGCTTATGAATTTGTTGGTGTAAGAGAAACAAAAAATGGTAAAGAACCGTTTTATAAACGAATTGACCCATTTACTACATTTTTAGTTGTTGATGATACTATTTTAGAAAATGAAATTTGTTATATTACTTATTCGATAGTTATGCCTAAAAATAAAACTGCTTACAAAAAAGGTTATATTTATACAAAAGGCGAAATAATAGAATTTGATACCAAAAACGGTTCGGTTGCTCTTGGCGAAAAAGAAACTAATAACGCATATCCAGACGATTTCCCAATTGTTATGTATAAGAATAACGACAATAATTTTGGTGATTATGAACCGGCTTGTGAAATATTAAGTGCGTATAGTAAAACATTTAGCAACGCACAAGATGATTTTGCTGGCATTGCAAATGCTATTTTGGCGTTCTTTAATGTTGATTTGCCAGATGAAGAAAGAGAAAAACTTAATCGCACGAGGGTTGTGTCGCTTATGGGCGAAAATAGTGACGCAAAATATATTTATAAAAAGTTAGATAGTTCGTCATTTAAGGCTTTGCAAGAGGCATTGAGGGGCGAATATTATGCGATAACGAATGTTCCAGATTTTACGGATTTGGCAAGCTATAATAAGTCTGGTAGCGCAATAGCGTTTAAAATGCTCGGTATTGAAAATATAAGACTTAATAAAACCGCTTATTTTGAGCAAGGCATGAGAAAAAGATGGGAAATTATATCGTCTTATATTGGCAAAAAATTTGAAATAAATCGTGAAGATATGGAATTTCACTTTTATAATAATTTGCCAGGAAATGTAACGGCTGACCTTGAATACGCTGATTTGGTTGATAGAGGAATGATGTCTAAAGAAACCGCTATGAAACGTATGGAAACAATAACTGACGTTGACGGTGAATTGAAACGAATTGAGAATGAAGCAAGACAAAAGGTTATTAATACTATTAAAGATATGGCTGGAATAGAAAGCGAGAAAGAAAGCAAAAAAACTGACCCCTCATACGAATTTACAATGTAGTTGACAAATATACATTTGTATAGTAGAATTGTATCGAAAGTGAGGGAATAATATGTGTGGATATGGAAATTCAAACGATAACGAATTAAAAATATATTTAGGTTGGTATGGTAGTTGTTTAAGTATGGATGGCGGTGTTTATAATCCGCAAAATAATGAATTTTATGATGAAAGCTCGGTTGATAAACAAACAATAATAGATAAAATAAAAGCAAAATATGATTATGACGGCTTTATTAATGCTATATTGGAGTGCATCAATAATGGCGAAGAGGGTTAATTATGATGCTCATAATTGCAGATAAAGACCCAAAGTTAGCGGTTGATTATCTTATTGAACATACTAATAAAAATTTTGTATTTAAGCAATTATTAGAATTAGGACAACTTGTTTCTTCTGCTGGTATTAGTGAAGTTTATAAGAAAATCAATCAAGGTAAAGAATTACAAGCATTTTGCATGCAATATATTGAATGGATTTATTATTATTACGAAAATCTTTGTGTATGGTGTAAAAATAATATTAAAATGCAACAACGAACAAAAACAAGAATAAGTGAGATAAGAGCAGATATTTTTATAAAATGTGAAGTGTATAAGAAAAAACATAAAATAATTGATAGTGGGCATAGAATTGGTTTTGAAATAGAATTAGCACCTATAATATATGATTTACCTACTGCTATTTTTCGCTATAAACAAGGTTATAAGAGCGTATATAAAAGTAATGTCGAGTTGCCTATTGATGTCGCAACAAAAGAATATAAAAAATATTTAGAGTGGAAGTTTAAAAAAGAGGGTGTTAATGCTGACGTTTAATTTAAAAAAAGAATGGTTTGAAAAAATAAAAAATGGTGAAAAAAATCACGAATACAGAGAACTAAAACCATATTGGACTAAAAGATTTTCTCATTTACCAGATGTTTTTTTTGATGTTAAGGCTAACGAGTTCATAAAGTTAAAAAAGCACAATTTGGATATAGAATGTTGTTTTAAGTTGGGTTATCCGAAACCAAGTGAAAGCAGTAAAATTCTTTATGGCATGGTAAAAACGATTAAAATAGTTTGCGGCAAAAAAACTGATTTAAAAATAAATAATTTTGTTTATGATATTGAATTTGAACTTATTAAGGAGGATAAATGTTTGTAAAAATTGATAAGGGCGAGGGTAAATTGCCTTTAATTTTAAATATAGACTGTATAAGTAGTATAGAAAATTATTCTGGTCATATTAGGGTTAGAATGTCTAATGGTGAGTATTTTCTTTTAAATGGGCAAGAGTATGAAGAATTATGCAAAATCCTAACTGCAAGGGTATAATTAAGTTATGGCAAAAACTGATATTAAAGATATATATGATGAAATAAAAAAGTATGCGAACGAGGATATTGATATAACAGATGATTATATGAGAAGAATTAATTTGCATTTTAATTCTTATCTAAAAAATCCTACAAATGAAAAAGAAGAAACTTTTAAAAGATTGCGTGACGCACTTATTGTTATGTGGCTTGCAGATTTAGTTAAAAAAGCAAATAAGCAAGCGTTAAAACAATTAGTTTTTGGCATTAATTTTGGTAAACAAGTATTGAAACAAGCAAAAATAAAAAAGATTATTGATAAAACTATAACAAGCACTAAAATTAAACAAATGATACAATCTCATATTGACCAGGCAATAACTGAAATAACTTATGTTTCTAATGGTATCAAGATTAATTCTGATAGGGCGATAAGTAATATTAAAAGCAATTTTGATAAGACCAAAAAAGTTATAAGTACAGAATTGATGGCAGAGTTTAGTGACTATGGAATTACATATTATGAGGATAGATTGGGTCGTAGACAAGATATGTCCCAATATATAAATGCTAAAATAACAAATTTGTTATTAAACTCTTTTAGAGATAGTTATATTGCTGAAATGGCTAGAAATGGCGTTAGTTATGTTGTTGTTAGAAGATTGCCTACAACTGCAAAAGAATGTGATGCTTGCATCCCTTATGATAACCAAATACTTGCTTTTTATGACAATGATTTAAATTGTGAAACTATTGCAGAAGCAAGGGCGAATGGACTTTTTCATTATACCTGTTGGCATTATTTAGAGCCAATTGAGATACCATCAGAAAAAAATGATGGTATAAGTCATAGTGAATTAAATAAAAAGATTTATGAAAGAAACAAAAAACAAGGTGTTACTTTTGGATTATTCAGTTAACTTTTTTCATATAATTCTATCCTAGTGACAAGCATATCGCTTGTCTTTTTTTTGACGGTTTGAAAATGTGTTATATATTAAAGTATGGTGACTACTACCAGTGAATAGTAGGTTATATGTATCACAACCACAGTTAAAGGAGTAAAAATTATGGCAGAAAACAATGACAATTTAGACGCTCAAAATCAAGATTTAGGAAATCAAGCACAAGATAATGGTAATGAACCTAAATCTTACACACAAGATGAATTGAACGCTTTGTTGGATAAGGCTCGCAAGGAAGGCGAAACAAGCGGGTTTGTTAAGGGTAAAACTGAAACAAATGCAAAATGGGAAAAGAAGTCAGCAGAGCAGACAAGACTTGCAAAAGAAGAAGCAGAAAAACAAGCAAGATTTGAAAAGATGTCTGAATTAGAAAAAGCACAAACGGAAGCCAATGAAAGTAAGGCTAAACTACAAGCGTTAGAAGATAAAATTGCTCTTAATGAGCAAAAAGAAGAAACTCGTAAACTTATGAAAGATAAAGGTTTGCCAGATGTGTTTTTAGATAGTGTGTTGATTTTTAAAGATGCGGAAGCAACTTTAAATAAAATTACAGAGGTAAAGGAATTGTTCGATGCCGAAGTACAAAAAGCCGTAGAAGGTAGAATAAATACCCACATTCCAAAACAAAATTCATCAAAAGATGAGGGCAGTTTTACGGAAGTTATGGCGAGAAAAGCATTAGGTTTAAAATAATAATAAAAAACAAAGGAGTTAAAAATTATGGCAAACAGTATTGCATTAGTTACAAAGTATTTAGATTTACTTGATGAAGTTTACAAAGTAAATGCTAAGTCATCTATTTTAGAAGCAAGTCCAGCATTAGTCCAAGAAACTGCTGACGCAAAAACTATTAAAATCAACAAATTGTCTATGGACGGTTTAGGTAACTATTCAAGACAAAATGGCTACCCAGCTGGCTCTATTACTTCAGATTGGGAAACACATGAGTTTTCAAACGACAGAGGTCGTAGATTTAATCTTGACAAAATGGATAATCTTGAAAACTTAGGTATGGCTTTCTTGAATATGGCTGGCGAATTTGTTAGAACCAAAGTTATTCCAGAAAAAGATGCTTACACATTCGCTAAAATTGCAGGAACAAGTGGTATTGCTGGTACAACAGGTGCTTTAACAAATTCAACAACAAAAACGGCTATTGAAACTGCTTTAGCAACTTTAGGCGAAAATGAAGTCGATGAAGGCAACATGGTATTGTTCATGACACCTACTGTTAAAGGTTACTTAGAACACGAAATCGGTAGAACTTTAGCAAGTGGTGAAACTGAATACGGTCAAAAAATCAACTACTTCAATGATATTCCTGTAGTTTCAGTTCCTCAAACTCGTTTCTACAACGCTATTGATTTGTTTGACGGTACTTCTACTGGTGAAACAAATGGCGGTTATAGAAAACACGTTTTACAAACTGGCGTTACTGGTGATGCGGATGGCAAAAATGTAAACTTTATTCTTATGGATAAAGCGGCAGCAATTTCAATCGCTAAAAACAACGTTGCACAAATATTTGCACCAGAAGTTAACCAACTTCATGATGGTTGGACATTCAACTATCGTTTCTATTATGATGTATTTGTATTAGATAACAAAAAATCTGGTATTTACGCACACGTTTCAAACGCATAGTTTGAATAAAGTTGAGGGCATACTTATAATGAGTATGCCCTTTTATAATCAAAAGGAGAATAACTAACATGAAAGTAAAAATTAAAGACGGTGGAATTTATAGAACTGTTGAAATTGATAATGCAGAATATGGTATTTATTTAGAAAAGGGTTATGTAAAAGTTGTTGAAGAACCGGTTGTTGAGGTTAAACCCGTTGAAGAAAAATCTGTTGAGGTTAAAGTGGTTGAACCTGAACCAATTGTTGAAGAAAAACAAGAAGAAGTTGCAGTTGTTGAAGAACCAGCAAAAGTAACTCCTAAACCCAAAAAAAAGAAAAATGTGTAATTGACTTATTTTTTAATAAGTAGTTGAAGGTGGTGTTTTCGCCACCTTTCATCATAAAGGAGTTTTATGAAGATAACAAAAGATGGAATAACAAAAACTATTGATGCCAAAGATTTCGGTTATTATCAAGAGCGTGGTTGGAAGAAATCAAGTTGTCTTGAACCACAACCAAGTCAAGAAGGGTTGTATGTTATTGATGACTATACAATTGGTCGATTGGGCAGTATGGACAATCCCATTGGTCTTTAACTTTCGGATTTGTCTGGAAAATGTTAATCCATTTTTTATAACGATATAAATATTCTTTCGCTTGTTTTGCACAAGTGTCAGGTACAGGTAGTATGTTTGTAACTCCATGCCAATGTGAGAAGGGCTTATTATTTTCTTCTAAATCCACACCAACAAAATAGACATTTTTATAACCACGCAGATAAGCAAAATTAAGAGCAGATGAACAAGTGTAAAGACAAAAGCCTAATAGTTTATCTTCATTACTGATAATGTCAAATTTCCACTTCCATCCTGTTGTTTCGTGTATAAATTCTGTTTTAGGTGCGATAAAGACTGGGTTTAACCCTTGTTTTTTAATATTGGTTACTTCTTCTTGTGTGTAGCATTGGCGAAAGTCTGTGTCATGGGCTATTAAGTACCTCGTCTTTATATTTAATGGTTGACGGTTAATAGCTATAATATCAAATTTATCTGTATTTATACGAGGTAAGTCAACAGTATTTACAAACGGACTTCCTCCTATAATTATGGCTGAATGTTTATTCATACTATAATTATAAAATGAACATAGTTTATGCACACGACAACAATCTTAACCACTTATTACAACGCAGTAAGGATAGTTTTCTAAAGCATAACAAAGATGTTGTTTTTCACGAGATAACAGAGGATAAACGAGGCTTATTAAAAGACTTCACGAAAGAATTTTGTGGTTTTCAACATGTAAGTACGGCATGTTTTTTTAGGCTTTTAATCCCATTATTATTTCCTAATCTTGATAGAGCGTTGTATGTAGATTGTGATACGCTTTGTTTAGGTGATATTAGTGAATTATATAATGCAGATTTTGAGAATAATTACATTATGGCTTCAAGAGGTTATTTTTATTCCGATTATCAAGCAAAAGAGTTAGGAATACCATACTATATAAATTCGGGTATGCTTGTGTTCAATATACCTTTAATGAATAAAGAAAATTATTTTGAGCAGATATTAAATAATTGGAAAGGTTCATTAGGCAAACAAAATCCTTTTAGTGCTGATGAAACAATTATAAACTGGTGTTTTCACAATAAAATCAAGTTAGTAAACGAAAAATGGAATTATTGTTATGATAGACCGTATGGCAACAGGGCAGTAAGTAGCCCACGAATTTTGCATTTTATAGGTGTTGATAAGTCGGCTATGTTGACATATAGGTATTGATTGATATAAAATAAAAGTGTGAGATAGGTCAGTACAACCGAAAAGGTGCTTACTCAACACCCTTCTCACATTATATAGTTGAGTTTAGCAATAGGAGTATTGTTTTTATGAGAAAAACATTAAATTTATTAGGACAAAAATTTGGGAAATTAACTGTTATTGAAAAGGCAGAAAATCATATTCAACCTAATGGGAAACGCTACACTCGTTGGTTATGTAAGTGTGATTGTGGGAATAAGATAATTGTTAGAACAAGTCATTTAACAAAAGGACATACACGTAGTTGTGGTTGTTTACAGAGAGAAAAAGTTACGGCACATGGTTTAAAGAAAACAAGATTATATGTAATATGGCGTGATATTAAAATTAGATGTTATAACCCGAACGCTCTTAATTTTAAAGATTATGGGGCAAAAGGTGTTATTATGTGCGATGAATGGCGAAACAATTTTAAAATTTTCCATGATTGGGCTATGAATAATGGTTATAACAAAGACGCTAAAAGAGGTGAATGTACGATAGATAGAATTGATAACAACAAAGGTTATTGTCCTGAAAATTGTCGGTGGGTTGATAATTTAGTCCAACAAAATAACAGGACAAATAATCGCTTTTTAACATATAAAGGCAAAACACATACAGTAGCAGAATGGAGTAGGATATTAAATATTCCTCCACATACTCTATATGCAAGATTATATAAAGGTTGGTCGGTAAAAAAAACATTGACAACACTTTTAAAGGGGAATAAGTAATTTGCTATAATTAAGTTATGGCAAAAACTTTAGTAATAAATGATATAATTTACTATTCTTACGCAGATTTAGAAGATGCGAATATTTATAATAATGCTATTTACGGTAGCACATGGTCAACATTAAGTGCTACGGTGCAATCGCAGTTGCTTGTTATGGCGAGCCGAAAAATAGACTCATATAAATATACTGGAAGTAAAGTATCAGATATTCAACCATTGCAATTCCCTCGTATATCTCAAAATGGTAAAACAAGCGATGAACAAACTTTAATTAATTTATGCTGTCAAGTGGCTGATTATTATTATGCTAACGGAGCAAGTTCAAGTGTTGATACTGGTGATTTATTATCTGCACTAAAAGAAGTAAAGGTCGGGGATTTCCAAATAAACCTAAAAGACGATGCAAAAATCGACCTATCAGGTCTTGACGATATTATCGAAGATGCTTTAAGTGATTGGTTAATAAGCGACAGTATGCAAATATGGCTGTAAGGGGGGTATATGACACAATTAATTGAGTCAATTTTAGATTTACCTTTTACACCGTCTGAAATGATAGATGTAACTCGTACAACAACTTATACAAAACCTAATGGCTCTGAAGGTACGCTAAAAGAAACAGTCGGTGTTTATAAATGTGTGTTTTTACCGCCTGAGACAATGAACAAAAACGATGGTGCAATTTTGCAACAACTTATGTCGGGTAATGAAATAAAAGAAGTTTATATGATATATTGTTATGCACCGAATGTTAAAGTGGGCGATACAGTTTATAGACGTGAAAATAGCCAATATTATGAAGTTAAAATAAATGCTTTTTATGGCAGTAAGGTTAATTATAAGCCGATAAGCCATAATAAGATGTACGTTGTTTTGAAAGACAATCAACGTCCATAGATTATAATTAAGTTATGACTATTTTACTTGATATTAAACCATACATTCATGATTTTATAGAAGATAACCTTGACATATCTTTCGTTGATAAAGTTTATTGGTTAGGCGAGAGGAAAAATATACCGGGTTATCCTTATTGTTTATTAAATGTTATTGCAGAAAATAAGGACAAACGCACTTCTCACTATCAGGGTGATACAAGAATAATTAGTTATAGTGGCAGTAATAATTATCAAGAGGTGAGAGAAAATATCACAACGCGGTATAAAACTTGCACTATTACTGTCGGTGTTTATAATGCTTGGGTTGAAGATACTTATGACACAAGCGATATGGACGTTGCCAAAGAGTTTGCTTATGAACAAATAGATAATCTTGAAGGTGCATTTGAGAATTATCCTATAAACAATCTATTTAGTATTCAAGGGATAGGTTCAATAAGACCATTACACGAAGTTGTTGATGGTGGCTATATGTATCGTTATGAGTTTGATTTGACTATAGGTTATAATGAACCTGTTATAATAAATAAAAATTTTGCTTCTGGTGTAGAAGTTAAAGTTGTTGACAAAACAATTAAAAATGATTATATTGAAACCGATTTTAAAGTAACAATAAGCAATAATGATAATATAGTAGTAGAAACAACATAAAGGAGTTGAAAAATGATTTCATTAGACAAATTAGTTGAGATGGGTTTTACGCTTTCAAAGGCGACAGACATTTCACTGTTTTTTAGAAATGTGGGATATTTGACAACTGGTACTTCTTGTGTAAAAGAAGGAGTTGTAATTCCTGCGAACAAAGTATTGGTAATTGATAGTACGGATGTTCTTAATGCAACACTTAAATCTGATAGCCAAGAATATATGGACATTGCAACAATTTTGACACAAAAAGGCAATATGAACCCGAATAAAGGTCGTGTAAACGCAATTGTTCTTTATTTAGGTACTTTATCAAGCGGTGAAACTTGGGGCGACTTAGTAACAGAATTTGTATCAGTTAATGGTAACTGGGCGCAATTAGTTATTAATTCAAGTGTTGATGCAAATATTCAATTAGCGGCAGCAAGTGCATTATTAAATAATAGGTTATTTGTTGCACAAACTTCAAGCGAAAATATTGCTAATGCTGTATCTGGCAATATAGCAATTCAATTAAAAGCCGTAAACAATGCAAATACAATGATTACTTATCACACAACAGCGAATGAAAGTTTAGCAAGTGGCTTGGTTGGAATTATGGCTAACCCAAATTTAGGTGCAGTCGGTTCTTTATATTCAACGGTAACGAATGTTACTCCTGAAGATTATACTGCAACAGTTAACACAAATTTAGATAATCAAAATGTGACTTATTACTCAAATGTAAACGCAATAAACGGTGGTTCTGTTACTCAATACGCTTCACCTATTGTTATGGGTGCATATATGATAAATGGTGAAGATGCAAAAAGAAGATATATTAGATTTTGCATTGATTTGTTAATGAAAGCACGTTGCATTGATTTCTTGAAAAAGAAATTAACTTATGAAGATATATCGGCAGATGTATTGCTTTCTATGTTAAAATCTGTTCTTAAGGGTGGGCAAACTACCGGCTTGATTAAACAAGATAGCATAATAACAAGTGGTGATGATACTTATGAAAATTTGGGTTTTGAAATTAAAACAATATATCCTTCCGAATTAAGAGAAGTTGATGAAACACTTTATAATGCACAAACTTATAAAATAGTTGGTTATTACAGAGATGCTTTGACAGGTCGCAAGGTTGAAATTGAATTATTTATTGACCCTACTGACGCTGAAAAGAATACACTAGGTTTTTAAAGTATAAGGAGAAATAAAAATGTCAAAATATGATGCACAATTAGAAACCCTTATCATAAATGGTGTTAATGTTACTCATTTTGGCGACACGATTTGTGAAGTGTCCTTTACTGGCGATTGGACTGAAACTAGAGCAGGACGTAAAGGGGATTGCGTAACAGACGCAAAATACGATAATTTATTGCAAATTAGAACAACTATTTTGCCTACAAGTCCACAACTTGCACAATGGGATGTATGGGCAAAATCTCGCAACCCGCAAAAAATACAATATGCGAATAAAAATACTAATGAATATTATGCATCAAACAACGCATATATTCAAAATACGGGTTCTCGTAATGGTAATGCTGATAGAGAATTTACTATTACTTGTGAGGAATTTTCTTCATAGATTTTATCCTCGTGTTTGTCGAAAGGGTAAGGTTTTTATCTTACCCTTTTTGTGTTATTATATAAAAAACGGGAGGATAATTTTATGACAAAAGAATTCGTGGTTAAGTATGGAAAAGATACTTATAGGCGTAATGCTTTGTGCAACGACAATTTAGATTATTTAGGATTAAGACTTGCGCCTAAAGTCATCGGTTTTGGTGTTACTGTGAATACTTTAATAAATAGACAATATATTGAAAACGAAAATCATTATTCTATTTATCAAACATTAAAGGACATTTTTGATGCAGAGGACTGGAAATGGCTTGTTGACGCTATTTTGTACGATTTTGAAAATCCAGTTGCAGTTGGTGAGAGATATTTAACAACGGAAGATGAAGTAAATGAGCATTTTGCAGGCGATTTTCTTAGAAAATATATGGTTACGTTGCAATTTGCTTATAAAAATTTGGGGGAGTTCGACGTTTTAATGCCGAGTTTGAAAGGATTACCCAAAAATATAGCGTCTTATTTAGAAAAAGCCCTAGAGAATTATGTGAACCAAGCGAATCAATCTATGAATTTTTACGAAAACAATCAAAAACAAGAGAGAAAGACTGGAAGCAAACAAAACAAAAAATAGTTAATTTTGTAATTTTTTTCAATCAATGTAAAATGAAAGAAGATTATGATAGTGTAAACAAAATGGACAATGACGTTTTACTTATGACTTATGAATCCTTGCTTGAACAAAAATATCAAGAAAAATTGGAATATGATAAATTAAATAGTAAGGTAAAATAGGTTATAATTAATATATGACTTATGTTTTTAGAACATCTTTAGAAAGAAAAAATAATGGCATTAAACCTGAAAATGCCATATCTTTTTTTGAGGAGTTAGAAAAAAATAAGATAAGTGCTGGTATTCATGGTGATAAAGGCGGTAAAGTAATTAAAAAAGCCGCACATACTGAATTTGGCACAACTGTTTTTGCGGAAGGTTGGGGAACACCTTTTGGTAAAGTATATGTTGTGCCACCTAGACCTGTTGTTAGAATGTACTTATATAAGGATATGAAAGATAAAATCTCTGAAACTTATGAAAAATCAGTTAATGATGAAATGCGTTCTAAATTAAAAAATCCCAGACAAAATGCAAATGATGTTCAATCAAAAATAGGCGAAGTTTGCGTAGAGTTACAACATGAGAAAATCGCTTATGGCGGTTTCGATAATTCTACTAATAGTACTGGTGTTGACCCAGAACATAACGGCGAACGCACTATTTTATATAAAGGTTTCGACCATCCCTGGTATCAAACTGGCGAAACTATGGAAGCCATTGATTATAAGGTAGAAAAGAGGTAATCGGTGGCAAACAATTATTTTGATGATTTAGTACAAAATATATATACAAATTGTGATATGAGTGGTTTTCACGATTATCAAAGAGGCGTACAAAATCTTAATAAAATTACTTATCAGTCTGCAAAAGAACGTATAAAAATAAATGAATTAGAGGAACGTTCGAGAATTAGACTTAATGATTATGAAGAAAAATATGCCTTAAGAAAAGCCAAAAGAGATGAAGCAGAAATTGCTCGTATGCATAAAAAAAATTGGCTTTGGCGTGGTGCTGTTCGTTTAATTGGTACATATTTTGGAATACAAACTTTAAAAAATATTATTAGAACAGGAACAGAGATACAACTAATTCAAAGGTCAATTACTGGTTTGACGGGTTCAGCGCAAGATTGGGAATTTTTAGATAAAGCGGCTTATAAATATGGTTTAAGTTTAAAAACTGTTGCAACTGGTTATAAGAACTTTTATTCATCTGCTAAAATGGCTGGTTTTCAACCACAACAAATACAAGGAATGTTTGCTGATATGCTATTGGGTGCAAGAGCCATTGGTGCAAGCGACCAACAAATAGGTGGTGCTTTACTTGCATTAGAACAAATGATGTCTAAAGGTCGTGTTTCAATGGAAGAATTGCGTAGACAGTTAGGTAATGCTCTACCAGGTGCTTTTGAAATTGGTGCTAAAGCCATGGGTGTAACAACCGCTAAATTTAATGAAATGGTAAAGGCTGGTATATCTGCAAATGAATTTGTGCCAAAATTTATAAAAACTTTTAAAGAACAATATCAAAATGGTTGGAAAGATGTTGAACAAACGGTAAATGTGGCACAAGGCAGATTAAAAGAAAGTTGGGAAAAATTTGCTTTTGAACTTATGCATGGCGAAGCCGGTAAGGAATTGGCAAAAGGCATAAATGCAATTGCAGAATTTATGAGAACGCCAGAATTTTATCGTTTTACAAAACTTCTTGGACAAATTTTTGGTTTAATAGTTAAAATTTTTAGGTGGGCAATTAAAAATATTGAATTTGTTATGACGCTTTTGGGAACTTTAGGGTTGACAAGAGTTATTGTTGGTCTTAATGCATCTATTGAACTTTTAAAGGTGAAAGGCGTAACAAATATTATGGCTTTAGTAAAAGCAAGTGCATTATTGTACGGTCAATGGCTGTTGTTGTTTGGACTTCTTGCTTTAATCCAAGATTTAATCTATGGTCTTGCTATGCCAGAAGTTACAGAAAGTTTAACCGAAGATTTGTTAAAACATTTGGGTTTATATAGTGATAAACCTTCACCAGCAGTAGAAACTGCAACCGAAAGAATTAAAGGTGCGAATATCGAGAAATTTAAGGGTGGCGTTTTAGATAAACGTGGAAATTTAGTTTATATTGACGAAAATGGTGTTACAAGAATAATACCTTCTTCTGCGCCGGGAATGAAAAATATACGAGATACCTATGACTTTAGTGGTGAATTTCCAAAAATTCCACTTCAGTCTGCAAAGAAACATAGCATTATTGCACCAGGGCAAATAATACCTCAAACACAAGCACCTTATTTACCAACAGAATTAAATAAAACAGAAAGTCAAACGTTGCAAACCGGTGATATTATTATAAACGTAAATGGAAGTAGCGACCCAGCGGCAACAGGGCAAGCAACGGTTGATGCTTTTGATGCATGGAGAAGAAAACTTTTACCATTAAGTGGAAGTCTTTATGAATAGGAGTAATAATGTCGACCAATACACCACAAGTTAATTTGAGTAATATAAAAACATATGGGGCATTAATATTGCCTTTTGACAAAGAAAAGGTTTTTCAACAAGCGGAGGTGCAAAATAATCCAAAAACCGTTACTTCTTTTAAGGGTAAAATGATAAGTGCGCTAAAAGGTGCGCCATCTGCAATTAAAAATGCTATTGCTAATCCCGTGCAAACTTTTAGAGATTTGGCTGATTATATGAACGATAATCGTGACAAAATAAGTGGTTTGATGAATGATATTAGTTGCAAATTTAGTGGTATAGCAGTTACACAAGCATTAATTGACGGTAAGGTAACTTCAAAAGAAGCCTTAGATTATTTATTCATGGGCTTTGCACCAGCATTAGGTGTTCAAGGCTCTTTAATGGGTTACAGCGGTTTAAATCAAATGAAAGATGCTTTATCAAATGGAACTATAAACGTAGGCGCTTTTATTAGCGGTTTTACAAGAACATTAAAAGGTTTGACTGATTTAAAAGATACTTTTTCAAAAAAAGAAGGAGAAACGGGGAAAGAAGTTTTAGAATTTGATTTAACAATATCTCATAACGAAACATATCAATCAGAAACACCCGATAGACGTGTCCAGAGTGGGCAATCGCTAAATGAATATGTTCATAATATGCCTGAAATATTTACAGTGAATTGTGCCTTACAAGAAGGAAAAAGATATTCAAAATCTGAATTTAGAGCAATATTGAAATATTTAAGAGAGAGAAAAGAAACGGTACAACTTGTTTTGGGTGATGAAGTTTTTGATAGTTTAATTTTGACAGATTTTAATCCTAATCATGATTGCACTAAAAGTGGTATGGATTATACTTTATCTTTCAAAAAAATAACAAGAAGTGATATTGATACTACAACCGAAGTCACAATACAAAAAGTGCCAATTAAACAAAGCGATAAAATATCGGGTTCTGCTTCGGCTTCGGGTTCTGGTTCAAAGGGTTATACAGATTTGTCAAGTGGCGATTATCCTAATTTTAATCCTAGTGACCAATTAACAAAAGATATAGGAAATGCTGTGCCAAAAGTTATAGGTTCAACATCTATTATTAAATCTGCTGATATTGCAACCGGTGGAAATATTAATAAAGCGATACAAAAAATACCAACTCCAAAAAAAGGAAAATAAAATGGCTTATTATAATTTTTATTTTAAAGGTTTTAATAAAAAAAATAATTACAATAAATATTTCATTGTTCTTGATGAAAATACATATATTTTTACTTTGCGATGGAATAATTATTCTAAATCTGCTCTTATGTCAATATCTGATTTTGATGATAATGAAATAATAAGTGGCATATCTTTGGTAAATGGATTAAAAATTAGAAACAATAAACTTCCTTATGTGCTTTATTTTTTGCAAAAAGAAGGTAATACTTATGAACCAAATTTAAAAAACATAGAAAAAGAATTTGCTTTATTTTATAACGATGAGGAAAAACCATAATGACACATATTAACCCTGTAATGGATTTTAGGTTAAAGTTAGAGATTGATTTAAAAGACCAAAAAGAAGGCATAACTATTGAGGATGTTTATGGCGACTTAACAAAAGGGCTTGATATGTCTTTTTCTATTGTAAAATCTTATGAGAATATTCCACAAACAAGCAAAATAACAATTTATAATTTATCTTCCGACATATATAATTTGATTTATGAGAAGGCAGACGCTTTTAGATTGTCTTGTGCAAGAGGCGAAAATGATGAATATATTTCGTTTTATATTGGTTATCCAATTAAGGCAACAAAAGTTGGTAAAGAAACTGTTTTAACTTCTAATAAAGGTTTCATGGCACAAGACGCTAATGCTGGTCGTAGTGGACAAAATGATTTAGAAACAGTTATAACGTTGATGAATTATGGTTTTGCGCAATTATATAAATCTTATCAAAGTGATGTTACCGCCGAATTTATTATAAATGATTGTGTTGATGCTTTAGGTTTAAGTAAGGGAAATATTGATAATAATGTTTTAGAGACATTAAAAAATACAAAAATTTCTAAAGGATATTCAATTAGGGGCGATGTATCAAAAACACTTGATGTTCTTGGTAAAAGATTTGGTTTTAACTGGAATACCAATGATATGCAATTAAATATTTATGACAAAAATAGAAGCGATATAAAAACTTATGGTATATTATTAACGCCTCATAATTCTTCTACTCCAGAAAGACAAGACGATAAGTTTAAATCAAGAGTAAAAACTATACAAAAAGCGAGCAAGAAAAAAGGTATTAAAGGTGTAAAATCCGTAGAGATTGATAGAATATCACAAGGCTTCAAAATAAAAACTCAATTATTACCGCATCTTCAATGTGGAGCAACTTGTAGACTTGGCAAAGATGATGACAAATTTGGTATTGCGGACGCAGAAGGTGATAAATATATTTATAGAATACACCATATAGGCAATAATTATGGTGCAGATTGTTATACAGAAATTTATTGCTGTTAAGGGAAAAATAAATGGAAAGTCTTACAGAAATAACGAATAGCATTATAGATGATAAAACTGACGATGTTTATGTTCAAAATCCTTGCAAGGTCGTAGGTGTTCATGGCAATTACGTTGATGTTTTGCTTTACATTAATGACGAAGAACCAGATGTGGTTATTTATAACGTACCTATTATGCGACCTGAAACACAACGAGCATATATATTCTTGGGCATTAAAGAGGGAGATAGAGGCGTTTGTCGTTTTTTTGACCGTTCAACAGAGGGATATTTGCAATCCGATTTTGATTACAATTCGGACGATAGACAACATGATATAAATGACCGTTGCTTTGAATTAGGTTTTGTACCTGACGCAGAGGCATTTGTTTACCCTGCAGACAAAGAGATTGAAATTGGTTTAAAAAATACAAAATTTAAGTTATCTGTTGATAGCAGCGGAAATCTTGTTATTACTGGTGCAACAAACGTCATTAATGGCGGTACGACTATAAATGGTAATTTAATTGTTAATGGAACTATAACTGCAACAAGCGAAATAACCGGCAATTCAATACCTTTAAGCGTACACAAGCATAGTGGAGTAGAAACTGGTAGTGGTACAAGCGGCTTACCAACTACTTAGGTTATAATTAAAATATGGCAGATGATGTTAAAATAACAGATAATCATTTATATCTTGAAAATGGCGATTTAGTTCTTGTAAGAGATATAAATAGAATTATGCAACATATTCGTACAGGATTATATATTCTCGTTGGCGATTGGATTTTAGACCAAAGTCAAGGGATTTCATATTTTACAGGCATGAGGGCATATCCTGAAATATTATCTGCACAAATAAAAAGAGCAATAAACACCGTTGATGGCGTTGACACAGTTTTAAAATATAATTTTTTTCAAGACAATGACAATATAATTCATGTTTCGGCTACGGTTAAAGTTGGCAATTCAGAACTTGCTGTAAACGAACAACTTAATCCTACGGCATTGGGGGTAGTATAAATGGAAATTAATTCTACAGGTATAACAAAATCAGATTTAACAGATTATTTAGGCTTTTGGACAACAAAATTAAGGGAAGTCTATGGAAACGATTTTGTAATTCGTAAGGAAGGCGTTGTTGACAATATTGCAACTTCGGCTTCTTTAACTTGTATGGCTTTAGAAGATGTAATGCTTTATCTCGCAAAACAAATGAACCCCTATACAGCAGAAGGTGAGTTTCAAGATGCTTTATATTCAGTTGTGGGGTTAACTCGTAATTATGCGACATATACCGTTGTCACAAGAACAATTGAAGGTACAAATGGCACAGTTTGCGATGTGGGGTCTATTAGATTTAAAAACACTGCAACTGAAGATATTTTTGAACTTAATACCGCAGTAACTATTGGCTCTAACGGCAAAGCCACAGGGTCTTTTACTGCTATTGAGTTGGGTGCTATTGAGTTAGATAGTTCGGCTTTATTAGAAATTATAGATGCGCCAAGTGGAATAACTGGTGTTTATTATAGCGACGGCAATGTAACAAATGTAGGCGATGATTATGAGGATGATAGCGAATTTAGATTACGTTGGCTCGAAACAAATTCTGTTAAAGGTGGTAATACGGAAGGCGGTATGTATGCTGCATTATTGCCATTAGCAAATAATTCAACAAAAAATCTTGTTATAAGACAAAATAGGACAAATTCAACTGTTGATAGTATTCCAGCACATAGTATGCAAATTGTTATAAAAAGTGGCGAAAGTAATAACACTATTGCACAAACAATTTTTGAGAATCTTATGGACGGTGTTGGTTTATATGGCAATATTGATGTGACTGTTAAAGATATATCAGGTGAAGATGTAACAATTACTTTTTCAAGGGCAAGTGGAATTAGAATTTATTTTAACATTGAATTAACTCTAAAAGACGGTTTTATTCTTGCACAGGTAACTAATAGTGTTAAACAAGCAATCGTAGATAATTTTAATTATGCTATGGGCGAAAGAATTGTTGCAAACGATTTTTATCAATATATAAATGCTATTGATGGCATAGATTACGTTAATACTCTTGAAATTTCATTGGATAATAGTAGTTTTTCTCAAACATTGACAATGGATTTTGATGAATATGGCACAATACAAGCAGGAGATATTGCTATAAGCGAGGCATAATGAGTTTAGAAACATTTGATTTAGATAAAAAAATGCTTGAATATTCAATTTCGGAGTTTAGAAATATCCCCGAATATGTAAAAATTTGCGAAGCATTTGCCGTGGGTGCAACAAGCATACAAGATGCGATTAATTATTTATCTAATATGATTGATATTGACAAAGCCGAAGGCATATGGCTTGATTATATCGGTTGGCTTGTTGGCACTTCAAGAAAGACATTTGATGTTTCTCAATATTTTTGTTTAAATATGCCACACTTGAACGTATCAAAATTATTTTATTTTGAAGGCATATCTTCTACTGAAAGAGGTAACTTGCAAGATATGTATTTCAAAAAAAGAATAAAAGCCAAAATTGCATATAACACAAGTAAGGCGACTCGTAATGAAAATATAAAAATCATGCAAGGAGTTTTTAACGCCGATAAAGTTATTATATCTAAAGTAAATCCAATGTTACTTGATATTACTCTTTATGGTGATAATATCATTTATCCTAGTGTTGGAACTTTGAGAGATAGCATAACAAGACTCTTAGGTAATGGTGTTGGAGTGCGTAATTTAGATATTCAACCTTCAAGTGCTATATAATAATAATATAGGAGAAAACATTAATGGATAAACCGACTAAACCAAGTAACTTAATGCCACGTTCATTTGGCGGTGTTAAAAATAATTTTAGTGTAAGTTTACAATCATCTGGATATGAAGATGGCGTCCCTGCTGTTTATGGGGGTGATAACGTAAATTATCAATTAGATGCAACCGGCAAAGAATTAGATTATTGCGAAAAAATTGTTGATTTTATCGTTGATATGCCAATAGGTAAAACAATAACGGTTGATGGGAACAATAAAATTGTTTATCAGGATTTAGGCGCAAACACAGATTTAAGTAATTTAACTACAACAGGAAAAGCAAAAATAGCGATAAAAGAATATTTGATTAGCGAAACTTATGAATTGAATGATGTTGTTATGAGTATCGTTGATGGAGAAGTAAAACTTTTTAAATCATTGGTAAGCGAAAACATAGGTAATTTACTTACAGATACAACAAAATGGGAAGAAGTACAACTTGGCGGTTCATCATTCAAAATCGGTCAAATTATAAAAAGCACAACACCTCAAATAGATGCAGGACTTCACTTATTAGACGGTTCGCTCTTACAATATGGCTCTTATAAAGACGTTATTGATTATTATGGTGATTTATACGATAGCGGAAATTATTTAGCAATATTCGATACAGAGGCTAATTGGCAAGCATCAGTTACATCTTACGGTGTTTGTGGAAAATTTGTTTATGATAGCATTAATAAAACTTTAAGAATACCGAAAATAACAGGATTTATTGAAGGTACAAATACACTAGCGGAACTTGGTGATGTGACAGAAGCAGGATTGCCGAATATAATCGGTCAACACGATACTAATGGTACTGGTGCTACTGGAGCATTTGTATCGGGCGATACAGGTGCTTATGCATTAAATGCGTGGGGAAATACCATTACAAAAACAAAAATTGATGCCTCATTATCTAATACAATTTATGGCAACTCTAATACGGTTCAACCGCAATCAATTAAAGTGTTATATTACATAGTTATTGCAACAACAACAAAAACAGACATTGAAGTTGATATAGACGAAATAGCAACCGACTTGAACGGTAAGGCAGATATTGATTTGTCAAATGTGAATGCTACAGGAACATCAAAGGTTGCAGGGTGGTCAATGCCTTCAAGTACAAGCGAGGATGTGACGCTTGGTGCAAATGGTGCGACATATACCGCTCCTGCAAATGGTTGGTTTACGCTTGTAGGATATAACGGAAGTGCAGGCTCAACAACACTATATAACACTACAAGTTCCGTTATTTTTACAACAGGTAGTCCGACATCAGACTATTATGCCGAGCTAAGTGTTCCTTGTGCAAAGAATGATGTTATACAATTATCTTGGCATAATGGGAATTTGTCAATCCCTGCTGACGGTTGGTTTAAATTTGTATATGCAAAAGGTTCAGAAAGTGAGGCGTAATGTTTATAGCAAAGAATAATGATTTAATAGTTTTAGCCAAAGATACAAGAGAAGAACTTGAGCAAGCACTTAAATTTATGGTTTATACTTCAATTGAAGAAACAGACATAAATTATCAGTTATATAATGGCGAATATTTAACACCCGAGGAAGTGGCACAAAAACAACAAGAGCAATTTTTAAAAGATTTCTTTAACACTTCTCTTGGTTGGGTTAGTCGTAAGGTTCATATGAAAGACGGCTCAATCAAAGACTTTTTAACTGATATTCTGCCTTTACTTCAAGTTGATGTTCCGATTATAACTTATAATCTTGACGGAACGCAAAATGTGGGCGTATTGGTTACAACTCAATTTATCGAAGAATGCAAGCAACAACTATTACTCGATTTTTATGGGGCTTTAGCAAATGGCAATTAAAATTCTTGAAAATTTACTAATAAATAAAGAAAATTGGGAACTTGCACCGTTTAATTTTAATGTTAATACGTTAAATTTTGTAAGTGGCGGTGATTCACCTACTCCACCAGTACCAGTTGAAACTGGTAATATGGGGGAAATTGAAATTAGTTCGATTCCAATTTTAGATGAAAACTATCATTTATTAGACGGTTCATTATTAACAAAAACAGATTATCCCGATTTTGTCAATTATATTGCGCAACTTTATGAGGATGACCCAACGGCTAACTATTTTCCGCAACCATACACGGAAGCAAATTATATAAAAGAGGGCACACTAACAGATAATGACGGAATTTTAAGCGGGTTCAGTTCATCAGATTATGCAAAATTACCTCAAATTTTTGACCCTGTAGATAGTACAAACTGGGAACAACAATGGAAGTTCACTACAGGAAATGATGTATCCTCTACTCAACGTTTGCAAACAACGCCCGACAACTACCAAGGACAAACACTTCTTTTGTTTGGAAATAAAATGGGTTGGTATGCAACATCAAACAATTATAGCTATAGCTGGGATATTGCAGACGGTAACTCAAACAAGGCAGGCTCTTTCTTGGCTAATACTACATATTGGTTACGTGTAAAGTTTGACGGCAGTCAATATACCATATCACAATCCACTGATGGAGAAACATTCACAAACATTATAACTGTATCATCTTCGGCTAAAACAAGGTCAAACGCAGTATTCACTATTGGTTATGGATGCTACAGTTATCCGTTCTATGGTTCTGTTGATATGAATGAGTGCTACATAAAAGTTGATGACCAAATATGGTGGCAGGGGACAACGCAAGTAAATGACCCCGAGTTAATATGGCAAAATGAAGTTACAAGAAATGGTGTTTGTGGAAAATTCGTGTACGATAACGTAAACGAAACAGTTAGAATACCAAAATATGGTAGTCAAATATTAACAGATAATACTAATCTGATAAAAAATAGTTATTACTATATGAGAATTAAGGAGTAAATAAATGACGGTTACTTATTCAAACAAAATAGGAAAAATAATAACATCGGTTACTCCGTTAGATGATGAGAAATTGCATTTAGTGAATGGCTCGTTATTGACTAAAACGGATTATCCTGTTTTTTATAACTACATAAAAGACTTATATGAAGATAACCCTGATGCTGATTATTTCAATGTAAGTCTACCATTTATACAACCTATATTAAGTTCAAGCGGTACAATTGGCGGTGATAGTTTTGCAGTAACGTCAATACCTGCTTACGGTGACGGTTACGCAACATATTATCCTTTTGCCATAGACGCTAATCAAGATTTGGGTCGTACTTGGGCGGTTTATGATGATGATGCTGATTATATAATGTATAACCCAACACCACTATGTATAACTAATATACAGATAACAAACAGGAACGAAAGCCCGTATTCAAGAGCGATTGAAAGTGGTAAGGCTTACGCAAGCAACGATAATTCAACTTGGACAGAATTAACAACATTTACAAATAATATGTTGGGAACAAATCAAGTTTGGGATATAAACTTAAGTACAAACACTGATTATTATAAATACTATAAACTAGCGGTTCATAACTCATATCAACCTGACAACCTTTATGCTATGGGTATAGGTAAAATTGACCTTACTGCTACACAAAGTGGTGGAACACCTGAGGCAAATTGGCAAGCGATTGTTAGCAGATATGGCGTTTGTGGGAAGTTTGTTTATGACGCTGAAAATGAGACCGTTAGAATACCAAAATATGGTTCTCAAATAACAACTTCAAACACAACATCATTAGATGTTTATTATTACATACAAGTAAAGGAGTAAGACAAAATGGCAAATCTTTGGACAGGAACAGTAAATACAAAAGAATATAAGTCACTTGAAACTTTATCATCTTTGACGTTTACTAATGATACAGTATATACAATTCAAATACTAGGCTTTGCTTATATTAGAGAAGGTGAAATAGGGGACGGTAACTTAATTGATAGACCTATATGGATACAATATAAACACTTAGGTAATACCCTTTACATAGGTAACACCGCAGGTGATACAAGAGTTAATATTGCAAGCTAATGTTTAAGTTTTCAAAAAAATCATTAGAAAAAATAAATAATCAAAAAGTTCATCCAAGAATACGTGAACTTATGATAGAGGCTATTGCAACAAGTCCTATTGATTTTACAATTATTGAAACAGTTAGGACAGTAGAACAACAAAAAATAAATGTCGCTAAAGGTGTTTCAAAGACGATGAAAAGTCGACATATTCCAAGTTCAAATAAGAGTGGATTGTGTGAAGCGGTGGATATTGCACCTTATCCTATTAATTGGAAAGACACAAAACGCTTTAAGCAACTTGCGGAACATATTAAAGCAACTGCAAATAAAATGGGTATAAAAATTACTTGGGGAGGAGAGTGGGGGTGGGACTATCCGCACTATGAGTTAAAGTTATAAAATATAAAACAACTGTATTTTTACCACATTTATGTTATATTATATAAAAAGGAGGTAAAAATGGTCGAACAATGGAAAAATGTTAATATTAAAGGTTATGAAATTTATGAGATTTCAAACTTGGGTAATGTAAGGAGAAACGGAAATATTTTAAAACAAAAAACAGATAGATATGGTTATAGAAGTGTTAATTTATGTGTAAATAATAAAAGGAAATCAATTACGGTACATAGATTAGTCGCACTTACATATATAGAAAATCCGAAAAATTGTGCTACCGTAAATCATAAAGACGGAAATAAAGATAACAATTGTGTCAATAATTTGGAATGGCTAACAAGTGCAGAAAATACTAGGCACGCACAAGAAAATAATTTATTTAAGTTTTGGTATTTAGTAAACGTATATAATGAAAAAAGTGGGGAACTTATAGGACAATATAATAGTCTTAGAAGTCTATGTCTAAAATTAAAACTAATAAATAGAACAGAAGTTATGATTGCCCTTAATAATGGCTTTGGGTATAGAGGTTATAAATTTGAAAAAATAAAAGGAGGCAGAGAAAATGTTTAAATGGTTAACAAACAAAATTATTGACAATTACATCAAAGAAAAAATCAAAGAAATTAAAGCGATTGACATTAAAAACAAAGTAAAAGAATATATTGCAGACCATAAGGAAGAAGTAATTGAAAAAATCAAGCAAGCAATCGAAAAAGCAATCAAAGAACTTATTGATAAACTTATTAAAAAGTTTGAAGATAAAATTAAAAAATAAGGGTTGGTGGATAGGCATAGAATGGAAGTTTTAAGAATAAACCCTATAACTTTTGGATATAAGTCAGTACTTAAAACAGAATGGCGCAAAGGTAATATGCCGACAGTTAAAAAAGATATTTACGGTGATGTTTTAATAAAAGGCGAAGAAACAATTGAACATATTATCCCAAAATCAAAAGGGGGCAAAAGTAATCTTTCTAACTATGCATTAGCCAACGCAGGAAACAATTTTAGACGGTCTAATTTTGATTTAGATAGTTTTACTTCATCTGATATAGTAAAGTCTTATTTAAAGCAATTTGAGGGCTTAAAATTACCAAATTTTGACGGTGATGAGTATATTAAAAATTTAATAAAAACTTTGAGAAAAATAGGATTTAAGATATAAGGCTATGGGGCAATTCTCCTTTCTAACACGTAATATTTTCTTATTATTGCCCCCTCTAGCTGATAGTAGGAGTTTAAAATGATAACTTATTGCGATAAAAAAGACATAAAAATATTTTCAGACACAAAACCCCGTGTCTGTGCAAGAACAATTTTACCTATAACTTCTAATGCCGAAGTCGAAGAAATAAAAAAGAAACCGTTTTTAAATAAAGTCAATGTGACTTATTATATTCATTATAGAGATGAGGTTTATGTTATTTTTATCCCAAAAGGTTACACATGGGACGCAATGACAATACCTAGATTTGCATGGACTTTAATTGGTTTATCAAAAGAAAATGTATCGGGCTTGCTTGCTTCGTGTGTCCATGACAAATTAACAGAGTGTAAATATTTGATTGGGTACAACAGAGAGTTATCAACTCTTGTTTTTAAAGAACTTTGTATTGCAAGTGATATGCCGAAATGGAAAGCGAATTTAATAAGCTGGTTTGTAGACAATTATCAAAAATTACAAAAAGGTTGGAAATAATGGGTTTGTTTATTTCTATAATATTTTCCTTTATTGCCCCCAACGAAGGGGGTTTTTGTTATGATAAAATAAGATTATGGAACAAGCCGTACAAATTACAGTGATAATTACTTTTATAGTTTCTACCGTTGTTTTTTTTATCAAATTGGGAGAATACAAAAGCATAATTAACTCCGATATAGAAACACTTAAAAGAGATGTCGAAAATTTGAAAAAAGACGTCGAAAAAGTAGAAGATGATTTAGAAAATATACAATTAGAAACAAATAAAGTCACATCTAATTTAGAATCTATGCTTATTGAAATAAGAACAAAACTGGAACTACTTATTCAATATTCAGGTATGTTTAATGGAAGCGAAAATAATAAGAAATAAATTAAAAAAGTGTCAACCCTATTTTGTAGAAAAAGAATTGTTGCCACTTATGTATTTTAAAGAAGATAAAAACGAACTTATCGACAACAATCAAGAAAGAAAAGAAACAGAATATTGGATTTTTTATTATTCTTTTATAAGAAAATTAACAGATGAGGCAATTGGAGTACGTTTAGGATATACGCAACAAGGAATAAACAAAAGAGCATTAGCGATAATAGGTGCAAATTTTTCTTTAATAGAAAAATTTTTATCAGACCCAAAAGTCTTTATTGTAAAATAGTTGTTTTTTAATTGTTTAGAAACTCACTTTCTCCCTTATGATTAAAAGTGTCAAATTTAATCGTAAGGGATTTTTCTTATGGAATTTTTGAAAATTGAAAATTTAGACAGCAAAGAAATTTATTTGAATTTTTTAGAAGATTTGATTTGTTTGTTAAAAGACTATAAAGAAACGCTTAAGGGGAGGGAAGAAGAATATGATGAACTATAATAACGGTTTTGGAAATCCTTATTATAATCCGCAAATAAATGGAATACAAAATCAATTTTCAACACCTCAATCTTTTTCAACAATTTTCGTATCAAATATTGCCGAAGCAATAGCAACAAAACCAGATGTTACAGGGAAACCGTTATTTTTCTATAATAAAGCCGATGAGGAAATTTATATAAAACAATATGATAACACAGGTGCTGCGCCGGTAAAAACTTATAAGTTGGTTGTCGAAAATATAGAACCGCAACAAAATCCTATATTAGATAGTATAAAGTCTTTGGATAACAAAATAAATGATATAAAAAAACTTTTAACTCCAGAAATTATTGACGATACTGATAAAAGAGGTAGAAAATAATGTTAAATATGTTATTTAAAAACCCACAAATAATGCAAATGCTACAAGTTTTATCTAATTCTAATAATCCTAGAGCGCAAATGGATATAATGTTTGGCAATAACCCCAAATATCAAGAATTTAAAAAACAATTTGAGGGCAAAAGCGAACAAGAGATTATTCAATATTATTCAAATATGCTTGGCGAACAAGGAATTAATATAAAAAATTTAGTTAATATGGCTCATCAATTCGGATTGATAAAATAAAATTTCCACTTAACGTGAGGACATTTAACCGCTAAAAATGCGAGAGTTAGTACACAAATAAAAGGAGAAAACTCATGGCAGACATGGATTCATTAGGTACAGCCGCATTGTTGAATGGTGGTTTGGGTGGCACAAATTCTTGGATTTGGATTTTGCTATTTTTTGGATTTTTCTTATTCAACAATGGTGGTATGTTTGGTGCTAACGGTGGTTATGCAACTTCTAGTGAAGTACAAAGAGGTTTTGATAACCAAAATACCGTAGCAAACCAAAGAGAGGCTTTGGCGGCTATTAACGCTGGCACAGCACAAACTGTTGCAGCAGTTAATCAAGCAAAATATGACAATATTAACGTAGCCAAAGATATTCAAATGGCTTTAAGCCAACAAATTGGGCAAGTCGCTAATATGGAAACATCAATTAACGATAGAATCCAACAATGTTGTTGCGAAACTCAAAGAGCAATAGACGGTGTTAATTACAACAACGCAATGAACACATCTAAAATTCTTGATGCGTTAGCACAATCAAAAATAGAATCGCTTCAACAGCAAGTTTCGGCTTTGCAATTACAAGCAAGTTTGGCAGGTGTGGTGAAATACCCTCAATCGACTGTTTATACAGCGGGAGTGCCACCTTTTGCGCCTGGTATAGCACCATTTACACCTTTTGCTTAATTTTAGCAAGGTGGATAGGTAAGGGCTTTTGTCCTTACCTATTTTTTAAATAGTATTAATTAGTTTAAAGAAAGAGGTAATAAAATGGCTTTAAGTCCTTATTTGCATATAGTAGAAACTGCAACTTATGTAGCAGGAACTTCATTAACTTTGACAGTAACAAATTCAACAAACGTTGGAGATGGTGATATATTTATTTTCCGTTGTCCCGTAACAGTTAGGGATAATATAACTTTTGCTCCAACGCCGGTTTTTATTGAAATTAATGGTGTATCAAATATTCCTATTAAAAATAAATTTGGGCAACAAATCAAATCAGATAGAGTGCCTAAAAGAGCATTTGGTTATTATATAGCGGACAGCGAAGCAGAAACACCGGCACCTTATGTGATTTTAATTACAACTCCATAGGTTGTTATGTTTGCAAAAAATAATTCTGAAAATTTGAACACTTTAGCAAATTTATTACAGATTGCTTCGTTCGTTTTATTAATGAATGAGGCAAGTAACAATAAATTATTGCAAGAATTACAAAATCAAGACGAAAACTATTTGAATAAAGCACTTGAACAGAATATCATTATTATTCAACAAAATAAAGAAATAATCGAAAGATTAGAAAGGATTAAAAATGTACTATGATTTAATGGAAGCAGATAAAATATATGCAGAAATGCTAAAAGAAAACCCAGATTTTGCTAAAAAACTTGTTAAAGAATGGCGTGACAAAATGCCCGAAAATTATGCAAAAACAATGTATGTTGAAAAGTGGGGTTGTCATATAACTTCGCCCGAAATGTACGAAAAAGGTTTATCTTATATAACGGACAACAAAAAAGAAAAAATAAGTTTTTGGACGATTGAAGAAGTAAAAAAAATTGCAAGAGATTATATCAATATTGATGACCAAGATTTTTATGACCATGATTTGGCTTTGCAAAGCAATATCAAGAAAGGTGATTATGGTTCATTTATGACAGATGCAAGCAAAATTATTAGAGCGGCAATTGCTGATTTAACAGATGAAGATTATCCTTGGGGCGACCCTTCCGAAAGAGCGTATAAGTGGGTAGAAGCGCACATTAAAGAAGAACAAGAAGAAATTGATAAAAAAATAAATTAACTTCCATTCCCACAAGAGCATATTATATGCTCTTTTTTTATATAAAAATGCAAGACATTTTGAAAGGCGGTGTCTTGCTGTATAGATAAACATGAAAAAAAATAATAATATTATTATAACATTTTATTGCAAAAAAAGCAAATATTGTTATAATGAAATTATGGCTAAAAATTTTTCGAGAAAAGTAATTAGGAAAATAAAAAAAATACTTAAGCCTGACGAAATTCAAAATGTAATTGAAAAAGAATTTAGCGATAGCAGAGGGAATAAATTAAAGTTTAGATTTGACTTTAACCCACATTCACCGAATAAACCAACTATACAAGGTGGTTTTAAATATGGAGATGATAAAAATAATGGAAACAGTGATTGATTTAAGACTTTTTTATCCAATGTTGTTTGTTACAATAACAATTATTGCTTTTATTATTGGCAATACAATAAAACAAAAAAATAATAATAAGAAAGACACAGAAATATTTATTAAATCAAGTGATAACGCAAAAGATGTTACTTTAAAAGTTACTTCAGATATGCACGAAATGCATGACAATGTGATTCAATGTCTACCAAAACAATATGAAGATGAATTACATAGTTTAGAAAAAATGGTTAAAGAGATTAAAGAACAAATAAATGAATTAACTTTAAGAGTTATAAAAATAGAAAAACAAAATAATAATGAAAAAATTGTTTCAATGAATAAAAAGAAAAACTAACAACATTGTGGTCACACTCTACACAGTTCAAAGGATTAAGTTTTACTTAATCCTTATTTTTTTGCGCTTCGCTTTTTGAAACATCTTTCTAATTTTTTTCTTTGTGATATTCGCTTATCTGTTATTTTTTTTATGAAATCAAAATGGGATAAATCTGTATTTATCGTTATATCATAAACCTTTTCGACTATTGGTGGTAAATCTTCATCGAAACATATATATTGAACAACTTTTTCTCTTGTTTTATAATTTATTTTTTCTTGTCGCAATACTTCAATGATAATATCCGTTTCCATTTCTTCCTTGTCAAAAAAAACAAATTTCATTATAAGTCCCACGACCAATCATCTTGTCCCCAAATAACCTCATCATTTATAAATTCATAATAAGCATCATAATCATATTCATCTTCAAACATTTTTATCGCCTTTCTTTTTTATTATTTTTTCAATTTTTTCTTTTAATTTACTGATTTCTTCCTGTAAATCCCTATTTTGTTTTTTTAATCCTTCATTTTGTGATTTTAGCAATTCTATTTCAAACATTTTAATGCCTCGCTTAATCCTATTATCTCATGAAAAATGGCTTTCGCTAAAAGTGCTGCTTTTGTTCTAACTTTAAATTTTCCAAAAAGACCGAACAAAATCATTTCAAGTTCGTCTTTAGAAAAACATAAAACTTCTGAAATCTCCTTGTTTTCTAGTGGCAACAATTTTAATACTTCTAATTCTTGTGGTGTTATTGTTAAATAGGTTTCTTTTTGTTTTTTTGTAATAATGTTTTCTATGGGTGCGCCTAATTGTGTAACAAACTCGATAACCGTTTTTTTAAGTCTACAATCTTTTTTTATATCATCTGGCACAATTTTACATTTAGAACACGTACAACCAATTTTATAACACGCTATTGTGTCCTCTGTCCATTGTTTCATTGTAAATACTCGACTAAATCCTCTCTAACATTGTTCCATTCGTCTATAAAACCCAGTTCTTTATAACGCCTAAATGTTTCATCTGCATATTTTCTCGCTTCAAGTTCTGGAATAAGTTTTTTATTATGTTCATATTCAAAATTAATAATATGATATTTTATTAAAGTTTTCGTCATAAACTCGTTTTGGTCTAATAACTGGTGGCTACGCTTGATTAATTCAAGCGTAAGCCATCTGTTTTCAACTTCATTTTTTCGGCTAAAATTATTATCTTGTGTTTGAAAGGGTAAATATTTAAGCCAGTTCATTTTTAAACCTCCCCAATTTCTACAGAAACTATTTTTGCACTATTTCCAGTTGCCATTATGCCTTTTATAAAAATGTTAGCTTCTTCTTCGTTTCCCATTAAATAGATAATATCATTATATCTCACACCATATTCAAAATTTGATATTATTTTTTGGGGAATCATTTGCGCTATTGGAACTTTTGCATCTTTTTTTGTATAATTAGGTTTTCTTAACGGAAGCATTTTTAATTGTTCGCTTTGTTTTGGTGTTAATGGCTGTACGTGCTTTTTTAATGCTTCATCGAGTGCATTAAAAAGGGCTGTGCCTACATTATTTGTTGAATATCTTTTACCAGTTCTTAAATAGTATCTGGCAGACGTAATGTAGTTCTTTTTTGTAGTATCAGATACGTTGCATCGCATATGTTTGATTGCAATATTTGTTTTAAAATTTTGATACTTAATCAAATCTTCTGCAATCTCACCCCATTGTTTTTTTCTTAAATCTTTCTCTAATGTTTTTAAATTACTCATTTTTGCCTCACTTTCTTATTAATATTATGTCTTTAAAAATCCCATTTGCCATCCCCCATTTGGCTATATTTCCACTCCTAAATCAAGGTTAAGATAAGTGTCTTTTATTCTTTCTTCCGTTAGACCAATATATCTGGCACTAATTTTTTGTGAACTATGATTAAAAATTTCCATGACCATAGCCAAGTCTTTGGTTTGTTCATAAATTGCTCTACCACAATATTTACGAAGGCTGTGACAACCGGTTTTATTTTTTATACCTAGTTCTCTTATACATCTGTTTAATATCCTGTATACAGCACTGCGGTCTAATTTTGCACCTTTTTTGCCAATAAAAATATATTCTTGGCGTTCATCACAATATTTTTCAATATATTCTTTAAGTACTTGTGCTATTTGCAGTTTTAAAGGGAATACTTTTGTTTTTCCTGTTTTTTGCTCTTTAATAACAATTCTATCTGTATTTTGAACATCTTGAATTTTTAGTTTGAGAATATCGCTTATTCTTATGCCCACCGATATTCCAATTAAAAAAATCACATAATATTTTTGGCTATAATCTTTAAGCCAGTTAGCAATATCACATATTTTTTCTTTTGGAAAAGGTTGAACAATATTCATGTTTATCTCACTTTCTACCCCCTTGCGAACAAACGGCAATTCGTAGCAAGAGGGGACTTATAAATAAGTCATTTTTAAATATATCTTTTATTGTTTGCCGTTTGTTATATCTTTAGAATAGCATATTTTTTAATTTTTGTCAATGTTTTCTTGTGGTCTAACCGGCATAACCAAATAAGTAAAATCGCCTTTTATCAAACAAGCAGACATGTTTGTATTCATTTCAAAAACTATTTCGCTTGCTTCCATGACTTTAATGCCGGCAAGAATATATTTATAGTTAAATGCTATTTTAATATTCGCTTCGCCATTTGTTGTTATACAGTCTTTTGCGCTTCCGTTATCGCAAGAAGCATTAATATATAAAGAATTAGGTTGAAAATCAAAAGTAGTAATATTTGTTCTATCATCACACATAATCGCTACTTTTTCCAAAGATTGAAGAAGTAAGTTTTTATCAACCACTACCTGCATTGGTAAGTCTGTTGGGATTAATTGTTGATATTTTGGATAAATTCCAGGGAATAAGCCTTGTTTTAAAATACATTTTGATGTTTTAAAGATTATATTATTCTTTTGTAAATAAATATCAAGTTCGCTTTCTACATTTTTCAATAAAATATTCAGAATTTTTTGCGGGATAATGTATTGCCCCTCGCTTTCGTTATTTTCTATACATTTTATTTGACATAACCTATTTCCATCTGTTGAGGCTAATTCGTAGCCGTCTTTTGTTAATGTCAAACAAACGCTATTCAATATATAATTTTCTTCGTTTGATGTTGCAATAAGTGCTTTTTCTATACCCTTAACAAAATCTTTTGGGTTTACGTTAATATGCGTAGCATCTTCTGTTTCAAATTTAACTTCAGGATAATCTTTAGATACTATTTTTAATAATTTAAAAACAGTTTCACCACTTTTTATTTCAACAATCGTATCTTGAACATCTATTGAAATAAAATCATCAAGTTTTCCGACTATACTTTCAAGTTTTTCTGCATTGATACAAATATCTATATCTTCATCTATACTCGCCTCGCAAAAAGATTTTGCTGAAATGGTCGTATCTGTTGCAGTTAAAAACAATGCACCATTAAGTGTTTGTAAATGAATACAATTTATTATAGGATTTATATTCATTTTTGCAACACAAGGTCTTGTTGATTTAATTGCATTTAAAAAATCTGTTTTATTTACTGTAATCATTTATTTTCTCCTTTTATAACATCATTACATATTTTTCTTATTTCTTTGCCTTCGTTTCCTTTAGCCATTTTTTTAATTTTTTTAATTACATTAAAAAGATTTTGATTGCAAGAGTTCATTTTTTCTATCTGATTTTTTTTAACTGCAATTTCATGCCCTGCGGCATAAAAATTCTCTTGCAATTCAATATAAATATAAGTCTTTTTAATCAATTCAGTAAAAATTTTTTTAAACATTGCTTCTCCTTAATTATATTTTTCCCAATATTCGCAATTTGTTTCAATACAATTTTCGCAATTATAAATATTGCGTGTTGATGTTTCGACATTGCCATCATTATCTTCACCCTCATATTCATACCATACGTCAATAACTTCAGGCTCGCAAGGCGTTGAATAATAATTTGCCATATCTAATAATTCTTGAAAATAATCTTTTGCCATTTGTTCCTCAAATAAATCTTATTATACACATATATATTTGTCAAGTGGTATTGACTTTTAAAATAAAAAAAAATATAATTAAAATAGAAGTGAGGAATAATTATGGAACAGATGAGTTTATTCGCAGATGTTATCTCAAAGTCCAAAACGGGACGACACCGAAATGAAGTTCCTAGTTATAAAAAAAACGATAGTATAAATAAAATAATACAAACATACAATACTATACCCCACATTTATCGTCTAAAAAGCCTGTGCGTAATTTATAACAGGCTTTTTTTGTTGACATTTGAAAAAAAATTATTATGTTTAAACTATTTTATTGAAGATGATGGCGAAATGTACGCAGAAATTGAAGGAACACAATTATTGTCCATAAAAGAAAGGGTTATCGCACATATCCAACTTTTAAGGCGTGTCCAAAACAATGACCCTACATTAGAGTATGACGAAAAAAGAATAGATAGCGAAGTTATGAGTTTATTTGGTTAAGTAACCTTTCAGTTTCTTCTTTTATTCCTTTTTCAAAACTGTTTAATTCTCTTGTTTTTTCGGTTTCTTTAAAATAGTCTATGTCTGCTTTTAACTTTGCTTTTTCTATTTCTTTATTGACTCTTTCGGCTTGTTCAGGTGTAAAGCCAATATTTATAACATAATCGACCTTCTTGTTGACATCAACATTTTGGTTAGTCATATCTCACCTCAACCCAAAAATTATGCCGACCCAAATCATAATTAAAAGTATGTCGAAAAATAATCCAAAATAAATAGTAAGCGCACCAAATTCTCGCATATCCCAAACCATATATGAGATAAATAAAACAAGACCAAAAATTAAAAAAGTATAAAAACAAATTCCAAATAAACCAAGTCCACCACCACAACCACCTGAATGGTGCGTAGCACTTAATATTGCAGGCATAATTGCCGAAGTGTATATTGCTGTATTCATTATTCCCCCTCGCTTTCTTCAATATATTCTTCAAATTTAGGGCAATAAATCCCCTCGTGGTCTAAAACATCACTGTCTAAACCACAAATAAAGTGTCCGTTTGTATCACAATCTAAATGTTTGCATAATTGACAATTCGCTTGTTTTGGTGTGAATTTATCACAAACATAACTCAATCTTACATCTGTTGCTTGGCTACTTGACGTTCCCATAATAATACATTTATAATACGTTCTATATACATTACTTGTAACAACAAGATATTTACAATTTTCGCACCTAATCTCATTAAAAGATTTTCTATAATTATTTTCGTATTTCCATTTTTGATATTTGCCCTTGATGCTTATTTTTGGCTTAGGCAAAGGAATATCGTTAATCAAGTGTAATTGTTCGGTCATTCACCCTCGCTTTCTATTATCTAATCCCTCATAAAATTTTTTCAACAATTCTTGTCTTTCTTCTTGTCTTTTATTAAAATAATCAAAAAATTCTTTTTTCACTTCTTCAAAAGATAAGTTACTTATATCTTTTTTAGTTTTAATATAAAAAATATTATTCAGATATTGTCTTAATTCATCAGAGGAATAATTTTTAGATTCTTCAGAAATTAAATTAAAAGCACTTTCTTTATCCATTCCTTTTATTTTTTCTGATAAATATTGAATATTGTTAAAAAACTTTTTATTGGTCATCATATTTTCCCTTTCAACTCTTTAATATTCATTGTTGCACCTCACTTTCTAACCATTGTTTAATACCGTCGTTACAACTTTGGGAACAATCTTCGTTTTTGCAAATCTCACAAGGCATTATATGTTGCAAAAGAACTGCCATTTCATCAATACTCATATTTTTTATTCGTTGATAGTTATTCACTTTTCCTCGCTTTCTAAGACTTTGTTGATTTTGTCTATAATATCTACAATTTTATTTGCATTTCCACAATCATCATCGCAAACAACAAAAGTAATTTTGCATATTTCCCTTATTTTTTCCAATGCAACTTTGAGGTTGCCATTCTCTTGCTTCAAGCGTTGGAGTTGCTTGTAGTAGCAATTCTCCCACCCATCACAAGTACCACCCAAATCGCAAGTGTGAGAGGTATTATTAGGTTCGCCCTGTTCTACTTCAAACCTACAACACCCTGTTACATTTACTCCGTCAATTATTATTTTTTCTGTCATTCTAATACCTCATCAATTTTTCTTTGTATTCTTTTTTCTAGGCAACTTTCAATAGTACAATTTTCATTATTATTACTACATTCACGCACACAATCATATTTTGCCATTTCCCTTATGTCTTCAAGGGCGTATTCTATTCTACTTGTATAATCACAGTTATCATTATACTTAGCATTTAAGTTTGAATAGGCTTTTTTCAATTCCTTATTCTCTTGCATAAGTTCATTTATTTGTATTTCATCATCGAGTGTCATCTGATAATATTTGTCTTTTAATGCTTTTAGTTGTTCATTTTCTTTTTCCAATTCTTGAATACAAAATTCATTACTGTCTGCATTTTCTTTAGCAAGTTTTAAAATTTCGTTGTATTTCTGTTCTGATTTCATTTATTCTTCCTTTTTTTGAGTTCTTTATCAATTATCTTTTTTGCTTTTAATAAATTTTCTGTTGTTGCATTTTCAACATTTATTTCTTCCCAACGATATCGAACCTTTTTATAATATTCTTGAGCGAAATCTTCAACACTAGGAATATTTAAGTTTATTTTTTCGTTTTTATCTAGTTTCATTTTTCTACGCTTTCTTTTATCGCTTTTTCAATACCGCCGAGTATTAAATCTATGTTAATAACATTATTTCCATTAGATTTAAGCAATTTGCAGCCTAATGTTAAGCCTGCAAGAGATGCCAATAGTCGCTCGTACCTTTCTTTATAGTTTTTTAATTCCATTCTTTTATTTCCTCAATTTCTAATAAATCTAAAATACTTAATGCTTGATATGTTCCGCATTCTGTATCCACACAACCTTCATAATATCCGCATCCGTCACAATTATCACAGTGGCAAGCATAAGCAACTTGCTTTAACTTCTCGACAATCTGCTTTATAAGGCAATTAGTAACATCCTTGCAGTCGCAAGAATTTATATTACAATTTGGCTCTTGTAAAAATTCATCATAAGCAGGGCAATTTTTAATTATGTATTTCATTCCCCCTCGCTTTCTAAGACTCTATATAAATTACTAATAAATCTTGCTTGTAATTCTATTGATTGTCTTGCAGTATTATCAATAATAGTATTATTCATATACAAAGCAGTGTTTGTGCCTTTAATATTTTCCATTATTTCCCTTATTTCTTCAAGGTCTTGTTTGTATTTTTTAGCAAGTCTTGCAGAAAATATACCTGTTATCTTATCTAATCTTTCAACCTTATCTTTCAATTCCTCATTTTCTTTTTCAAGTCGTTTGAGTTGTTTGTAGTAACAGTCGGGTCTTTGATTACAGAACATTTCAAAACCACCCCATTGTTCAAAATGTGTTAAACAAAATGGACAATCATATCGCCCACGCTCATAGTGCCAGGTATTTAGTCTATGGCATTCACTTACATCAATTCCATCTATGATTATTTCTTTGCTCATTCCAATATTTCCTTTATTTTTTACTTTTTAAAATATTTTTTTGATATTCTTTTGACTGTTTTATAAATTTATCAAAACGTATTGATAATTCCCTTGTTCTTTTTTCCTGTCTATACATTTTAATATTTGCTTCTAATACGTTTGGTAGAATGTCAAGTTTTTCGCAAACCATTTCTTTTAATATTGTATTTTCGGATACAAGAGATTGATTAAGATGATGAAGTTCATTATTTTTTTTGCCTTGTATTTCGTATTTATGTTTTAGATTTTCATAGTCTTTTTTCAACTTTATTAAACTATCTAACATTTCGCTCATTCTTCAATCTCCTGTATGTCTAATAATTCAAATATTTCGGGGGCTAGGCAATCATCCGCCCTCTCTACAATTTGTTTAAGCAAACAATCTGTTTTTGTTTGGCAATCGCAAGGATATATATTGCAAGTCGGTTCTTGCAAAAACGGGTCATAATTCGGACAATTCTTAATAATGTATTTCATTCTTCACCTCTTAATATAATTCCATTATGCATAAAGTCATACAAGTAAAACCGTTGATTAGACCTAAAATAAATCCAAGCATTACTGATATAATTTGGTTTGGTATTAAACACATTAATAAAGTAATAATAACTACCCCAAACATAGCGATAAAAAGCCATTTTAAACAAATTAAAAATTTTTTCATAAAATTGCCTCACTTAACCCTTGTAAAATTGCCTCGCTCAATGCTTTTTCGTTTTCTTCTTTGCTTTGTTCTTTTTGCATTTCTATGAAGTCCAAAATAACTTCATCGTAGCAAAGTTTTGAATAAATTTCTTGCAAATCTCTTGCAGTACGCATATATTCTGCAACTTTCAATGCCTCTGTTTGTATTTCTTTGTTTGAAACTTTTTCATATTTGTAAAATTTCTTTTTAAATTCAGTAAATTCAATTAAATCATTTAAACGTTTATGTACTTTACGAACTTGCGCAACTAAAACCCTTATATCATAACTTGTAAATTGTATTGAATTACTTGTATTTATCTCTTTTACCAAGTATCTCTTTATCTCTTGTTCTAGTGTTCTTAATTTAATTTTGTTTTGCACGGCTAACTTTACCGTTGACATCTTTTCTGCCATTTCTTGAATTCTTTTCTGCATTTTTATATTTCCCTTTCTAAGCTTGAAATAATACCGTCATAACAAGCTGTTGTCATTGTTTACCTCCCATATCTTTAATTATCTGTTCCAACCAATCACAGAACAATTCTGTTCCTTTGTTATATTCTTCATCTGCTAAACCCATTATGGTAAACACTTTATACCCATTTACAGTACCTTCAAGGTATCTTGTTGCAAAGTAAAGTCTTTTGAATATCCCTTCAGGGCTTACATCTGCCCCAAAGAACTTGTTACAATGGTTCATAAATGCTGTATATTCTTTATCAAGTTGTTTTTGGTTTTTAAATAATTCAAAGTTAATTATTGACATTGCTTATATCCTTTTCTAAGTTAAAAATTTTATTACACAAATCTTCTTGTGCTATTAGCAAGTTTTTAATTTTATCTTCACAATACTGTTTTTGAAGCATATATTGCCCTATTTTTGTAAAAATTTCATCTCTCTGATTTTTTAATTGCTCTAATTTATCTATTGGCATTGTTCTTCCAATTCTTTTATTTGTTTAATGCACCATTTATCAGTAATATTATCAGGTAATTTTAACCCTCTTGCTCTACAATCTTTTTTAAATTGTTCAATTTCTTCTTTTGTTATTTCGTTCATTGTTCCTCCTTGCATATTTCCTCAACTTTTTGCAGAAATTCCTCCTTTGTGCCAACTTTCTTTTTTACGCCTATTGTAAAAAGTAAGTTTATAGCACATATAAAAACAAATATTGAAAACAATCTTGAATGTATGTAGTGTGAATTTAAATAAAATAAAAATCCAACTGAAAACCACTCAAAAATATATGCTAATTTTTCTACAGTAGCAGAGAAATTTGTTTCTTTAATCATAGCAACTGCTTTAATTTCAAAGCCCATTCCTTTATACTTTTTGTTTTGTTCATAAATGTATAATGTCATTATTTCTCACTTTCTTTATTTTTTAAAAAAACATATATATAACATACATAAGATATAAACCACCTATTATTAAACCAAGAAAAACAATCAATGTTATTGTTTGATTATTAAAAGTATTATCTATATAGTTAATAAACTTTATAAACGCATTTCCTAACATAATAAGTATTGCACCCGTAAAAATACCAAATATAAAACAAAATATAATTGCAATAAATAATTTTATTATTATCATCCTTTCTCACTTTCTATACTTCTGCCCCACTAACGCTTTTTTCAACCACTTTTCGCCACCTTTTTTATCAAACAATTCTTTTTGTTTTTTAGTTAGTGTTATCTCGAATGAAACTTCATTTGGTTCTTTCTCCGGCAACTTAATTTGTAGGACTTCTTCCATTAGGTTTTCGATACTAAACTCTTGTTCTATTACTGCCGATTCAAAAGGTGTAACTTCATGCCCGTCAATAATCAGTGTTGCATTTTCGCCAAAAGTATCAACCGTTTTTTCTTCTTTTTTTGGCGGCGTATATTCTGGTCTAATTATTTTCATTTCTTCCCCTTAATCTTTTTATAAATTCTTTTACATATTCAAATTCTTCGTCATTACACCACACCATATGTTTTCTTCTGCCCTCTACAATGGTTTTTCTGCCTCGCTTCCATTGTTTGGGGTCTATTAAATTTACATTTTTGTCCAGTGTGTTTATAAATTTTTTAAGGAAATCAATAGTGTAATTATCATTAGTGATAATTACATCCCTTAAATCGTGAATTTCATCACAATTACAAATCAATTTATACCTTGTAACTTTGTCATTGTAACCGTAATGTCTTTTCATCAAACTACTTGCAGTTTCTTCAAAGAATAGTGGCATATTGTTTTTTGTGCCAACACTTATTCTTGCAGGTAAAGTTCCTCGATATTGATATAAAATTTTTATGTCAATATGAGAGTCAAGAAGGTTATTATCTTTTAGATACTGTTTTCTTATTTCATTGTCTATTACTGTCATTTATTTCGCCTTTCAAGTATAAATCCTGTTTATGTCGTCTATATTTTTTCATATACTCTCCATGTTTTTCTTTTGAATAATATTGTTTGCTATGTTCTTCAATTTTATTTTTTTCTAATTGTTCTTGGTATCTTTCTGGATGCAAAATATTATAAATTGTTTTTTTATCAACATTATATTTTTTTTGCCAAATCTCTTTGAGAGATTAAGCCGGTTGAATAATCTTCTATAACTTTTTTTCTTTCTTCGTCTGTTAATTTTATTCTTTTGTCGTGTTGGCTAAATTCAATTTTTATTTTTTCACTCTTAAAGGGCATTGTTTCTCACTTCCATTTTTATTATATATGTACTTATAATTATTTGTCAATTATTAAAATGTCTAATAATTCTTGTAATTTATTCATATATGTTTTTACTTGTTTTTTATCAATAAATTCATTATTCAGCATTTGAGACATTTTAATCATTTCACTAAAACATAATTCATTTAAAATATTTCTTTGTTCTTTTGTTAATTCAATTTTCATTTACGCCTCACTTTCTTAAAACGGTATATCAATATAATTATTTTTTCTAAATTCTGCCAAACTTGATAAGAGATGACCGACTTCTTCAACTTTATCTACTTCATACATGTCAATTTCTTTCAATATATCCGTTGATATTGCAATTAAGTTTAATAAATAATTTTGTAATAGCTGTTCATTGTTCATTTTCTCACCTCACATTCTTTTAAATATTTACCCAACAAGCAATCGCCTAAATTTTGTTTACTATAATAATTTATAACTTGTTCTCTACCTCTTGATGTAATTACATTCAAGCGTTCAGGGTTATTCGCAAAAGTTAAACTTTGATACTTGCAATTATTGTCCATAACCCAACTTATAAAAAGCGTGTCCCATTCGTTGCCTTGTGCCGTATTCGCTGTACCTATATGAATATTGTGTCTTTCAATATCGCTATAACCAATTTCTTCTTTTACTGCTTTTGTAATTAAATCAACTTGCGCATTGAACATTGACAATATCGCTATTGTTTTGTCGTTATTCTTGTTTATATTAAGCCATTTTTTTAAATCTTTGATTATCACATTACATTCTTGAACGTTGTAAGTTTTTTCTTTGTCCGTTTCACCACCAACAAACACTTTACATAAAGCATTTATTTTGCTTTTTTTCTCACTTTTTATCATGCCACCATAAAAAGTATCATTATTGAATTTAAATACGTTTTCGGGCATCCTGTATTGTGTATCAAGCATAATACATTTTTCACTATAATATTGTGCAAAATCAAATAAACTATTTTTACGATAATCCCAAACCAATTCCATATCGGCGGGTATTTCGTATTTTGTCATAAACGATTTATTCTTCTTTTGTTCAAGCCAATTAAGTGAACGGAGTTGCTTCGCATCCCCGACCACACATCCTTTTTTTGCCCTATACATACAAGGTAAAAAACTTGCAATATCCATTTCGCTACTTTCATCGGCAATAACAATATCAAACATTTCTTTTTGTAATGGCAATATGTTTGATATTTCCATTGTTGTTGCACAAACACAAGGAAAAGCCGTTAAAATCGGTTTAAAATCAATGGTTTTCATAATTTTATCCCTTTGTGATTTTTTCTTTGTCAAACAAGACTTTGACTGTATTAATAGGTTTTTCCGGTTTTCATAATTGCTCAATAATTCTTTTAAAGAATTGTTGCGATATGTTTTTAATAAACCCCTTGCCGTTTTTTCATCTTGATTAAACAAATATTTTAAAATATTTGTTTTGTCATTATTCGATAAATCAACTTTATTTTCAAGTAAATCCATAAGACGACTAGCCATTTTTACTTGACTATCTTGTCTGCCGCCACGCAAAGCAACAAGTCCCGCACCTAAATTGTTTAATTTATCACAAATCACATCTGTTGCATGGTCTGATTTACTAACAACAAGGACTTTGCGCCCCGTCATTATAAAATGACTCGCAAGGGCTGTTATTAAACTTGATTTACCTGTTCCGGCAGCACCAATAACCGTTGTTAAAGTATTTTTTTCAACTTCTTTGATAGCTTGTTTTTGACTATTGTTTAAAGGTAATACTTTAAACAATAACGGAGCAAAGTTTCTTGTATTCTGTTTTTGTTCAATTAAATCTAACAATGACATTATACAGCCTCGATATAATAAGTTTTTCTACCAATTTGTGTTTTTTCAAAGTTATTCAAGTTTATAACTTTGTTATATTTTTGTTTAATTTCTTCTTTTAATTGCTTTAAAGAAACATATTGAGATATATTTTTTAAATTACAATAAAAAGTTTTATCAAAATCTTTTACTATTTCTAATTTCATCTTTTCGCCTTTCGTTTTTTTTACTCTGCGTTTCCATATTCTTTTCTCATATAATTTTCATTAAAATAATTTTGTAAAATATATTTAAAATAAAAATCACAATCTGCTTTGTTTAACAATATTTTTCCGCATATTTTCGCAACTCTATCACCATTTTCAAAAAAACAGTCCATTATTCTGTCATTAAGTAAATCATAATCAATTCTTGGCAATTCCAACAATGCTTTTATAAATTTTGTTTCTATTGTTTTTTTATGACTTCTTGCTGTTACTTGATATTTGTTTTTAAGTTTTATATATTCCTCATAAGTTAAATTATCCATTATTCTGCCTCACTTTCGTATAATTCGCTATAATCTCTTGGTTTATTGTCTATTTCTGTTAATCTTTTATCCTGTTTTTTGATAAATTCATAGACTTCTTCGCCATTGTGTAATTCTGAAAAATCACCGTTTTTGTCGTAAATAAATCCCTTAAATTCATCAATAACATAGTTTAATCTGTTAAAAACTTTTCTGCTAGCAATTAACTCGCTTGTTATATGTCTTTTTAATTCTTCGTTCATTCGTTACCGCCTTTCTTAATTCAAATCTGTTAAAATATATTCGCCACTTTTAATTTTCTTTTCTGTTTCAGGCTTTCTTTCACCCAAAAATTGACATCTGTCTTTTGATGTTGTTGCAGAATAATCCCAATAGCGTTTATCAAGTTTTATTTGTCCTTTGTTGTCTTTTTCTGCAACATTTACACCATAACTATTAAAAACTCTTGTTCCATTAGTTAAATAAATAATAATACCGTTTTTACTTAAATTTCGTACACTTTTTACTGTTACATTTTCCATTTGTTGCCGCCTTTCTTTTTAACTCATAAGCAAACTAAAATCTGTTTTTGCTTCAATATAATTACCATTTAAACAAACAATTGTGTTCTCACCTCTTTCAATGTCATCAAATTCAGGTGCTTCTTCTTTTAGTTCTTCAATTTTATTTTTTAAATCTGCCTTAAAATCTTCTTCATCATCATAAGTGTCTTTTTCTTCTTCTATAAATTCTTTTATTTCATCTTTTAAATATTCATTTCTGTATTTTTCGTATTCTTCTCTTTCAACAATAAACGTATTGTTGATGTAATCATTATCAACAATAGCCATAATATTGAGTTCTGCACCATCATAACAACCGCTATAAACCGTATTGTCGTAATATTGTTCAAAAAGTTCAAGTGTATCATCATCGCTTGTCCATGTTCTTAATCTGCTCATAAGCATTTCAAAAAGTTCATCTTCATCAATTTGTACTGTAATCATCTTTTACCGCCTTTCATGTATATCTATTCTAATTATAATCTATTTTAATATTTTTTTCAACCCTTTTGTTAAAATATATTAAGAGTAATTTTGCGATATTATTTTTAATTCGTTTAATAACCCCGCCGTACTTTCGGGCATTTTCGCCAATATAATCGCCTCTTGTTTTATAATTTCATAATCGCTTAAATTTATTAAACCTTTTAAAATTGTTATAAAATCGCATGTTTGAACGTCCAATAATTGCTCGATTATGTTTTCGATTTTTTCTTCGTCATTTTCCAATAATGAAGCAATTATACCGGCATTAAGTGTATTTTCGCCCTTTATTAGTTCAATTTTATCGCCCTGCCTTTTTAGTTCCGCTTCGCAATATATCAAGGGCGTAAAGACTTTTTCACCTTTTAAAAATAAATCAGCATAAAGAAGATTCATTGTTGATTTATTCAAGGCATAACGAGTCATTATGTCGATAATTTCTTTATTATCACCCTTGAATATATCGCCCTTAATATTTACGATTTTATTTTCTTTATTGCTCAATAAATTATTAAAGCTGCTAGATTTTATCGCTTGTCTAATACAATCATATTGATAATTTAAAAGTTTTTTAATCATTTTAAACCGCCATTTTTAAACTTGTAAATTGTGCCATAAAATAAATATCGTTTAATTTTTCTTTATCATTTAAAAATAATCGCAAATAATCACTTTTAAACAATGCCATTGTTTTATTAAATTTTTTTTGATTTTTTATTATTTTTAAAAACTGTTCATTTTCTGCAATAGTACCATGAGGCATTTTATTTAAATAAATCATTTTTAAAAATCTTTTTTTAAATTTTGTCATTTTGCGCCGCCCTCAACATTTTATCTTTTGCCAAAAAATCTTGATATGCCTTTCGAAATTCTTTTGCATTAATTCTGTTTATAATTTCCACATCATAACCAATATTTTTTAGTTCATTTAATAGTTCTTGATATTCTTCTTTTGTTGCTTTTTTGCATTTTCTATAATAGCTATAACTACATGCGCCATGTTGTCCTATATGGGCATAACAAGTAAAATCGCCTTGCCAATTACAAAAATCATAAGGCATGAATGCTATAATTTCGCCACCGTCTTTTTTAAAAATCATTTTCATGTTTTATCCTTTCGTTTTAAAATAAACCTTGCGCACAAAATTCTTTTATAAATTCGCTTTCGCTTGCGTTTTTTATTGCCTTTTGCCTTTCGTATGTTTCTTTTAATTCGCTTAATGTTTTACGATTTAAAAATGCTTTATAACTTTTTAAATCATCAAGTAAAAATTTTGATTTTTTGTTATTTCGTTTAAATTCATTTATTAAAAATATTTGCATTTCGTTTTTTGTCGTCATGTTTTCGTCCT